GGCCGGCCGGCTTGGGGGGATCCCGCGGGCGGGCCGCCCACCCCTCCACCAAGGAGGCAGCGTGAAGCCCACTATGAACGGCACCGAACTGCTGCTCGCGCTCGGCGCCCAAGCCGAGAAGAGCGCGCGTGACGCGACGATGCGCGGGTTCCTTCTCGGCGCCTCCCTGATCGTGGACAAGGGCATCGAGGACGGCGGGCTGAACATCGCCACCTTGTTCGAGCTCCGCGAGTTCCTCGACCTAGCGCAGGAGCAGTAGATGCCGGCGTACACCGTCGTGTCCGTGCAGGATCAGGTCCGGGATTGGAAGACGGGGAAGGGCGTCCCGTGGAAGTCCTACCGGGTCACGCTGCGCAACGAGCACGGAGCCGAGAAGCCCAACGTAGAGGTCTCCCGCCCGGCCACGGAGCCGGCCCCCGCGCCCAACGAGGTCATCGAGGGCACGGTCGAGAACCGTGAGCAGTACGGGCCGAAACTGAACACTCCCCGCCGCGGCGCCGGGGGAGGCGGCGGGTTCCGAAGCAAGCCGCCCGAGGAGCGACGCAGCATCGCGATGCAGCACGCGCAGAAGTGCGCGGTGTCAATCCTCCAGACGAGCGGCGATCCCGCGATGACGGTCGACGGACGCATCAGCGTGGAGTCCGTGATGGAGATCGCCAAGCAGCTTTTCGATCAGGTCCAGAAGGCGGAGGCCGGCCAGTGAGCGCTCTGTCGACGCCGCAGCAGATCATGGAACGGCTCGAGCAGATCGACCGTGACCTCGCCGAACGTCAAGCGGAGTTGGAGCAGGCCGCGATGGACTGGTTCCGGAAGAAGCGCGACCGGGAGCATGACTGGGCGGTCGCGTTCGCCGCGGCGGAAGGCACCGACACCAAGCGTAAGGCTCAGGCCAACCGTGAGTCCTCCCGGATCGGCGCTGAGGAAGAGGGCCGCTGGGAGGGCCTGAAGGCGGTTGTTCGGGTCCTTGAAACCCGGGCCACGATCGGCCAGTCACTACTGAGGAGCCACGGACGCGCATGACACTGCAGCGACGCACTCCCCTGCGGGCGCAGCCCCGCGGCAAAGGCAACCGTGGTGAGCGCGCCGTCGTCGACATGCTCCGCGCCCGCGGCTGGCACGAGGCCCGCCGCAACTGGATGAGCGGGGGGCAGGGCGGCGGCGACATCATCAACGGCCCCGTCGGCGTCCACCTCGAATGCAAGTGGCACGAGACGTGTCGCGTGTGGGAGTGGATCAAGCAGGCCGAGAACGAGGCTCGGCCGACCGACATCCCGACCGTGGTGCTCCGGCACAACCGGTCCTCCTGGTGGGCGGTCATGCCCGTCGATGAGTTCGCCGCGCTGGCTGAGCTCACGACGGCGCTGACGAACACGATCGTGTGGCACAAGCGGACCCTGCCCTTGTGGCGCCTGCTCGATGAGGCCGCCGGCCGCGCTGTCGGGCAGGAGATCCCGGTCGTGAGGTTCTCCCGGCCCGGGTCGCTGGTGTATTCGGCGGCGCCGGCTGATGTGGTGTTCGATCTTCTGGCTGAGAGGGAGCTGGCCTGATGTCGCAGCAGGATCGTGTGTTGGCGGCTCTCTCGCGCGCAGGCGCGCGCGGGATCACGCAGGTGGACTTCCTCCTCCCAGACGTAATCGACGGAGGTCCTCCGATCACCCGCCTGCCCGCGCGTATCAAGGAACTTCGCGACGCCGGCCTGCCGGTCCGCAACGGAGGGATACGCGACAAGTGCCGCGTCTTCCGACTCCTTACTGCCATGTACGCGATCGATGCCGAGACCGGATGCTGGAACTGGGGCGGCACCCGGAACCCGGTGACCGGCTACGGAATGCTCGACAACGCGTACGCGCACCGGCTGATCTACGAGCACGAAATCGGCCCCATCGGAGTAGATCTAGAACTCGACCACCTCTGCCGCAACCGGGCGTGCGTCAACCCCGACCACCTAGAGCCGGTCGCTCATGCCGAGAACGTGCAGCGCGGCGCCGTCGCCAAGCTCGACCCCGACGACGTTGAGCTGATCCGGGCGTCCACGGAGTCGACTGAGGACCTCGCTCGGCGATACGGAGTTGCCAGGACCACTATCTGGCGAATCCGCCGCGGATCAGGATGGGGCGGCGAGCGCGCCGCCGACGTGATCCACAACGCCGAGAAGACGCACTGCAAAAGGGGGCATGAGTTCACCCCCGACAACATCTACTCGCCGCCCGGTCGCCCCGAGGTTCGAACGTGCCGCGCATGCCGCACGCTCGCTGGGCGCAAGCGCCGAGACGACAAGCTGCGTGCCAGCGGCCCAGCCGCGCATGACGGCACCGAGGGGACGGGCAAGCCGGGAGCTTCCCCGTCCCCTGAACCTTCCGGGGTGCTGTTTGAGACCCGCCCCGCGAACCACATGTGGAGCGCCCGTGACGCTGCGTAGATGCATGCACTGCTACGGGTCCGGCTGGGACAGCCCGCCCAGGGAGAACCGCCGCAAGTGCCGTGAGTGCGGCGGTGAGGGGCAGGTCCCGGAGAGTCACGCGTGGGCCGGTTGGGAGCTGTCGCTCGATTTCTGCGCGCACAACCACACGTGCCCCCTCCAGCAGCGGAAGGCGGCGGCGTAGTGCCCTGGGTGAAGCTCGACGACACGTTCTGGATGAACCCGAAGATCGTCATGGCCGGCGAAGCCGCCGCCGGGGTCTTCGCGCGGATGCTCGCGTACTGCGGGTGCTACATGACCGACGGGCTGGTCCCCGCGCCCATGGTCGAGGCGATCACGAAGAACAAGAAGGCCCTGGACGCGCTCGAGGAGAACGGGCTCATCACCCGGTACGAGACCGGGACCGTCTACATCCCGAAGTACCTCGAGTACAACCGGTCCAAGCAGGAGCTGGAAGCGGATCGCAAGCAGCGCCGCAACAACGGCGCGCGGGGTGGCCGGCCCAGGAAGGTCGAAACCGGGCCGTGAACCGACTCGCCTACCGAACCGCTAACCGACTCGGATACCGACTCGGTTTCTGCGAGCTAACCGAGTCGGTTAGCGGGCCGGATACCGACTCGGGTACCGAGTCGCCTCACGTGCGCGCGATCGCGGCCTGTCCTGTCCTGTCCAGGCCTTTCCAGACCTGCCCTGTCCCGAGGGCCTTCCACACATGGATGGGATTGAACTTTCAGAACGGCAACGGCCCTTTCTGCTGTGAAAGCGAAGTTGAGGGCTCCGCGCCCGTCACTGGTCAAGCGAAGGAGGAATCGGCTGCGATGAGTCGGCGCATTCCACGTCGTGGCGTCCGCCACCCGCACGAAGCGGTCAAGCAGGCCCGCGAGCTCTACGAGGGCGGATGGACTGACGGGCAGATCGTGCGCATCCTCGGCTGCCGCGGCTACGAGGTGACCAAGTCCAGCGTCCGCCGCTGGACCCGCCCGAAGGCAGCTGAGGCGAGCTTGCGCCACACCCGCAAGCGCGCCCGGGGCCTGTCCGGCCGGCTCGGGTCGGGTCGGCACTCGGTGGAGTATCAGGAGACCAGGGTCAGGGCGCTCGCCGCGCAGGGCGTGACGTACCTCAACATCGCCCGGGTGATGGCGTTCGACTACCCGGACAGCACTTGGAATGACGACCGGGTCCGCAAGATCGTTGGTCCGTCCCGAGCGCGAAAGGTGGCAGCGTGAGCAACTGCTTCTACGCCGGCCGCCCCGTCCGCCTCCCGGTCCTGTCCGTCCGCTGGCTCGAGGAGTCCTGCAACGGGCGGACTCGCAGCCCCAGGATCACCGAGCGGGGCTACCGTCGCGGCGTCAAGCCCGGCAACTACGGCAAGAAGTACCCGCCGGAGCCGCTCACGCCGCAGGAGGTGCTGCGCCTCCTTGACGCGATCCCCAACACGAAGGCGGGTATCCGGAACCGGGCGCTGATCGCGGTGCTGTGGCGGACTGGTTTGCGGATCGAGTGCGAGGCGCTCCGGCTGCTGCCGCATCACCTGGACTTCGACGCGAAGCGGGTTACGGTGCTCAGGGGCAAGAACGGCAAGCGCCGGATCGTCGCGCTGGACAGCTTCGCGATCACGCACCTGTCGCCGTGGCTGTGGGAGCGCGCCCGCCTCGGCATCCCGGACACCGCCCCGCTGTTCTGCTCGGTGTCGCAGCCAAACCCGGGGCGGCCGATGTGGAGCGCCTATGTCCGTGAGGTGATGCACGAGTATGGCCGCCGGGCCGGCATCCCGAAGCGCATCCACCCACACGGGTTCCGGCACTCGATGTGCTGCGACCTGATCCGGGAGGGCTTCCCGCTGTCGCACGCCCAGGCCCAGCTGGGCCACTCGAGCATCGCGACGACGGCGATCTATGCCCGGGGGTTGGGGGCGGATGAGGCGTTCAATGAGATCGCGCAGCGGGAGGTCCCGCGATGAGCGATCTTGTCGGGCCTGGCAGCCACTTCGAGGGGCACCGACCCCCTGGGAGCACGGGGCGCGTGCAGGCCTCTGAGGTGGCCGCTGAGCGTGACCGGTACATCCGGGCGTTCAACCGGCTGGAGAAGGCGGTCACGAACCACATCAAGGACCGCTGTATCGACAGCGACGACCTAGAGCACGTTCACCGAGTGGTGCTCCGGGATCTAGCGGAGGGCACGCGATGAGCCAGCTTCGCAACGAACTCGACAGAGGATTCGCGGTGTCCGAACTCGGCCTGTGGGAAAGCACGCTGATCCCCGCCGAGGGCGGCACTGTCAGCCGCGTCAAGCGGCACGCCGACTACAAGCGCGAGGATCGTGGCTACGACACGCCCTGCTGGATCTGGCAGCGTTACGCCCACACGAGGGGATACGGCTACGTGACCCTCGACGGCGTCTCACGGCTCGCTCATCGCGAGTACTTCCGCCGCGCCTACAACGTCGACATCACGGGGATCGACGTGCACCACAAGTGCCACGTCACGCTGTGCGTCAACCCGGACCACCTCGAGGCCAAGGACCGCGTCAGCCACCTGGCCGACCACAAGCAGGAGGCGTCCACGCTCGAGTGGGAAGACATCCGGGCTATCCGTTCCCGGGCGTTCGAGGGCGCCGCGGCGCTCGCCCGGGAGTACGGCGTCACGCACCAGTACATCAGCCTGATCCTCACTAACCAGCGGTGGGTCGACGCGGCCTACGCGCCGGCGAGCACCGAACTGACGTGCGCCCGTCCTGGCTGCGACCGGACGTTCACGCCGCGCACGGCCATGGCGCGGTTCTGCGGGACTCGCTGCCGCAATCTGCACAACAACCGTGTCGGCTCGGGCTACTACGAGCGGCGGGGGATTGCCGCATGAGCGAGATCCGCGAAGAACTCACGCTAGGAATCGCGCCCTACTACGCCGACGATCGCGTGGCGATCTACCACGCTGACAGCCGCGAACTGCTGCCCGTGAAGCCGCTCGAGGCGCTGCTGCTGTCCGACCCGCCCTACGGCATGGACTACGAACACGGCGCCCGCAAGGGCGGCCGGAAGATGGGCATGGACGGCCACAGCATCGTCGGCGATCAGGAGCCATTCGACCCGTCGCACCTGCTTGCGTACCCGCGAGCGATCCTTTGGGGCGCCAACCACTACAGCCACCACCTGCCCGCCATGCGCGGCTGGGTGATCTGGGACAAGCGCGATGGGACCCCGTCGAACGATCAGAGCGACTGCGAGCTGGCCTGGACCAACATCCTGTCCGTCGCCCGTGTGTTCAGCGCCCGCTGGTCGGGCGGCCACCGCACCGGCCGGGAGCAGCGCGAGGGGCGCCTGCACGTCAACCAGAAGCCCGTCGCGCTGATGGGCTGGTGCATCCGCCTGGCCGGCGACGACGCGCTGATCCTCGACCCGTACATGGGCAGCGGGTCCACGCTGGTTGCCGCACGCGAGCTGGGCCGCAAGGCGATCGGGATCGACATCGAGGAGGCGCACTGCTTCACCGCCGCACAGCGGTTGTCGCAGGGGTGCCTGGACTTCGGGGAGGCGGCGTGAATCCTCAGGAGCTTCGGAAGGAGACCAGCGTGACTGACAAGTTCTTCGGCCGGTCCGGAGCCGACCTCATCGCCGCCGAGCGCCAGCGTCAGATCGATCGGGAAGGCTGGACGGCCGAGCACGACGATCAGTGGGAAGACGGCGAGCTGCGCAAGGCCGCTCGCGTCTACCTCCAATGGGTTGGCGCCACCTACATCAACCGGGTCGACTCGGAGGGGCGGCGAGCCGTGCCTCCCGGCTGGCCGTGGGACCGGGAGTGGTGGAAGCCCAGCGAGGATGTCAGGGCGGATCTGGTCAAGGCGGGTGCGCTGATCGCGGCTGAGCTTGACCGTCTCAACCGCCAGAACTACGGGGGCGGCGCGAATGGGTGAGACGCTGCCAAGCACGGCCTACGAGTGGCGAGAGCCTGGGCGTGACGGCGACGTCTACCGGTCGCTGGTGTCCGTGTGGTTCTGGGACCGCGACTGCCCGCACGAGGGCGACGAACCGCGCGTCTGTGTCACCTGCGAGGACCGGGAGTACGACTTCACTGCCTCTAGTGGGCTGAGCCTGGCGCAGGCGGCTGAGCTTCGCGATGCCCTGTCGAGATGGATCGAACGAGGCGGGCGATCGTAGTGCTTAGAAGGCGAAGCGATACTCCCGGCATCCTCGAGCGAGCCTGCGTGTGCGGCCATGACCACACGACGCACCGTGGCGAGGAAGTCCACTACTGCCTGGAGTGCTCCTGCTCCGAGCACATCCCGCGCTGCCAGAACTGCGGCGAGGAGTCCACGCTGGCGCGGCTCAACAGCCGCTTCGACGTCTGCTCCCGGCGTTGTGCCCTCCAGCTCGAGTACGCCGCGACGCGGGAGATTCCAGCGTGAGTCTCCACCGCCTCAGGCTAAGCCTGCCCCGCACCGCCCCTGACGGCCGGCGAGACCTCGACCTAGAGATCCGTGCGTTCGGCCGGCGCTACCACTCCATCGGACGTCCGATGTGGGTCCTCTACGGCGCCCTGGCGTGGCTGTTCAACCGGCATGGGTGGGATCGCTAGGTGCCCAGCAAAAGCTCGCGAGCATTGACACACCGGTACCGGTACCGTAATCTACCGGTATGGACAAGTACTTCGATCGTGATGGCAAGCCCATCACCTACATGCAGTGGATGGGCCTCATGTCCGCCGGCAACGGTGTCGCTCGAACCGAGTTCGATGGCGGCTCCGTCTCAACGATCTGGCTCGGCAATGACCACGGCGCCGGCGACGGTGCGCTTTTCGAGACTGCCGTGTTCTACGACGACATCGACCGGCGCAACGACACCTACCGGTGGAAGACGCTCGCCGAGGCAGAGGTCGGCCATGCCCGCGTCGTCAAAGAGGTGTCGTGATGCCTCCTGTTCGTATCGAATTCACCGTCCCGCAGGAGACGTACGAGCGCATCGAGGCGGCGCGCGGGTTAGTGCCGCGCGCCGCGTGGATCAAGGCGCTGATCGACCGCGAACTCAAGGAGCAGACCGACGATGAATGAGCACTGCAAGCACTGCGGCAACGGCGGCATGGTCTGCCTCTTCTTCGACCACATCACCAAGCGCGCGGGCATGTACTGCCGGACCTGTAAGCGGTGGCTGAACGATGCCTGATTCTCAGTCGCTTCCGGATCGCAGCGACGGGACGCTCACGGCTTTGATCGCGGTCGGCTTCGTCGCGCACGGAGCGACCAACCGGGGCGCCTGGAGGGTCGCGTATCACCTCGGCGGCGGCGACCTGCTGGAGCCGGCGCCGCGACTCATCCTGTCCACCAACTGACCGGAGACGACGTAATGGACCTTTCCGAGCGTCCCTGGCAGAGCTGGTACATCTTCGTCTGCCCGAAATGCTTCGCCCGCGTCAACAGCGGCGAGGAGTCCCCGCCGCTCTGCGGCATGCACTTCCCTGAGGAGGTGCGGACGAAGCTGGTCGAGGTCGTGCCGAAGCCCACCCGGGGGGCCGTAGACCGCGAGGAGGCGGTCAAGGCGATGCAGCGCGCGATCCTCAGCGAGTTCGGCTGGGGGCTGGCGCTCAGCGGCAGGGAGACGCGCCTGCGGCGACTCGCCGAGGTTGCGGTGGACGCGCTTCCCCCTGCCCGGGGGGGCGTGTCGCCTGAACTGGTGCGCGATCTTGGCTCCGCGTGGCGCGCGGACGACGGCGCGGCGATCGCGCTCGCTATCGCACGGCTGGAAAACGCGGCCGGCCTGAGCGAGCAAGGCGACCCGCCACCCACCGCGGGGGCCTTCACTGCTGTTCTTGACGAGGAGGACGCAGATGGCTAAGCCACAGTCTCCGCTCTGCCAGTGCGGGCACTCCCGCGGGTGGCACGCCGCGGGCTGTCGCCGGTGCTCCTGCTCGGAGTTCCGTGTGCCGGACCTGATGGCCGCGCTCAAGGCGTCGCTCGATGCTGCTGCTTCCCGAGAGGAGGACGCCAAGTGATCGCCTGGGCGCCTCGTAAGGGAGTCGCCGGCCCGTGGCACGTGTCGCTTCAGGACGGCCAATACCCGGCCATGTCCCTTTGCGGTGTTCGTGTGCAAGGCGTCGAGCGCTACGTCAAGCGAGACCCGCACAAGATCGACGACTACCGCGGCGAGCGCTGCAAGCCGTGCTGGCGTGAGTGGCGCATGATGACTGCCGCCTCGTACGCCAAGCAGGACCAGCACGAATCTGCTGCTTCCCCGAGGACTCTCCCTGATCGAAAGGACACCGATGCGTGAGAAGCCCCTAGACGCCCTGCTGGACTCGATCGAGACGCTGGACGTCAACAAGATCAGCGGCGTAATCAAGCGCTTGGAGTCGGTGTCGCAGCAGAACCCCGGTCTCATCTTTCACGAGGTGGACAAGGCCAAGCACAAGATCGAGGCTGCGATCCAAGATCTCATCGCGGCCCAAGGCGAGCTGCAACGCGCGGTCGGCCGCGTAGTCGTGAAGCAGCACCGCGAGCGGCCCCGTGAGGAGGCGATGCCCCGTGCCTAGCGAGCTTCCTCGTCAAGGCTCCGGAGACTGGGCGTTCATCGGGACCACCGCCGAAGGCGTGGAGGTGCGCGTCGAAGGTGAGCCCTACTCGCCCCGCGTCTGGCTGGACGGCGTCGAGGTCGCGGTGACGGGCATGCCGCAGCTTCTCCGCGATGGGGGTACGCGACACATCCCGACTGAGCGCGGGAGGCTGACACTGCCGCACCGGATCGGCAATCCTGACCGGACGCCGAGGCTCGCGTCATGACTAGCCAAAGCACGACTATTTCGATCACGGTCAAGCAGGGTGTGCGCGGTATGGGCTGGGTGTGGTCGGTCCAGCGGGTCGATCCTCATCCGGTTGAGCAGCTCGGCGGTGGCGTGGCGGGCACGCGGCAGGAGGCGTGGGCTGATGTGGCGTCGGTGCTTTACGACCAGGGCGATGCATGATGAGCTCAGCTCAAAGCACGCGAGAACGTTTGACCGACCCGCAAGTCTGCGTTCTTCGCGCCGTCCAGGTCATGCAGGACGGCCCCGATGAGTACGGCCACGACGCAGAGGGCGACCTGAGCCTCTGGTCGGGGAACCTCACCCACACGCTCCGGGTGCTGCGCCGGCGTGGGCTGATCGAGGACTACGACGTGATGGAGCCCGACATGTACTACACGAACGTGCGCCTCACGGCGGCGGGGCGGGAGGCGCTCCGGTGAGCTCATCACGAAGCAGCGGAGATGCACTGACCACCGTCGTCACTTACGACGCCGAGGCACGGGCCTCCTATCAGCAGTTGCGCGATCTGCCGGTGGCGTACACCCGTGAAATGTGGGAGGGCGTGTTCTACGACTTCGCCGCTGACGGCTCCGTGGTCGGAATCGAGCGTCTGTATGCCTGACTCGCTCACAACGCAAAGCAGCGGAGACGATCTGACCCATGGGGAGATCCCGCGCGACTTCTGGCGCGAGATTCCCTGCGGCCATCCGCCCGATCCCGTTGCCGCCTTCGCGAGTTGTGCTGGCTGCTCGGCGGGGCACTGGGTCTGCCATTGCGGATGGCAGCTCAACGTCGCCGAGGCGCTTCCCGAGCGCCTACCCGAGGCTCCCGGCCCGATCGTGCTGTGCGGGAAGTGTGGTTGCTACGTGGCGGTGCCCGATGCCGTCTGAGAACCGCGAGGGGCTACAGGACAGCAAGCGAGAGCTGCGCTTCGAGGGCGTCGTGGACTACTGGGAAGGCGGGCTGCTCGACGTCGGACCGCGCATCGGTGAGCGCGACGTCATCGGGGAGATCGAAGAACTCTGGCCCTGGTCGTCCTCCAGCAGCAAGGACCGCGAGGTTCGAGTCACGCTCGGGGTCGAACCGCTCGCGGAAGGGCCGCTTTGGGCAATCCACGGCTTCGGCGGCACGGACGTCACTCCGCCCGAGTCGCCAGAGATCACGGTTGGAGACTTCGACCTCCTCAAGCGCCTCTACGACCTCGACGGGCGCGACGTGATCCTGATCGTGGAGGACGTCTGAGGCCATGTCGCTTTCACGCGGCAGCAAGCGAGGCCATGCCTGACGGCAACGTCATAGGGTTGCCCGTCCGCGAGCCGGAACGCTACGTCACGCGCAGCGAGCTCGCCGGACTCATGGGCGTCTCTTTGCGCCAGGTCGACGCTTGGCGCAAAGACGGGATGCCGTGCGAGACATGGGGGCTCCGAGTGGTTAGGTTCCAGCCGAGCCGCGCCATGGCCTGGGTGCGGCAGAACGCCCACAAGGAAGCCGCATGACCGACCTCGAACGCGCACTCTCCGAACTGCGAGCCGCTATCGCCAGGGAGCTACGCAACGGCGGCGCCCACTTTTTCGTCGGCGTGTGGGTCGGGATGCTGATCATGTTCATCGCGTTCGTCGCTACTCAAGGCTGGCCGTCGTGATCCAGCGCCGCCCCAACGGCCGGTACGCCGTCACCGTCTACGACCCCGCCCTCAAGCGCCGCCGGCAGGTCGGCACGTACGACAAGCTCCGGGACGCCCGCAAGGCAGAAGCCGAAGCCAAAGCGGAGACCCGGAGCGCGGACCGCGAGACCGTCGCGGCGTTCGCCGCCCGCTGGACCACTGATTTCCCGCGGCCGAAGGTCAGCACGAACCTGCACAACGCCGAACGCGTCAGCGAGTTCGCGCGCCTCCACGCCCGGACCGCCATGAGCGATGTGACCGCCAAGACCGTCGACCGGTATCTCTCAGCGGACCCGCGCCGCAAGCAGCGCGTCCCCGCGCTCCGCGCGATGTTCAACGACGCCCGCCGCCGCGGCATCACCACCCACAACCCTTTCGCTGACCTCGGCCTGCCGACGACCCGCGGGAACCGGGACACGCCTCCCCCGTCACAGGACCACATCGCGGTCATGCTCGAGCACGCCTGGAACCTCACGCCGCCCACATTCGCGGCGTGGCTGACGTTCGGCGTCTACACGGGGATGCGGCCCGGGGAGCTCGACGCGCTGCACCGTGACCGCATCGACCTTGAACGCGACGAGGTCCATGTCACCGAACAGTGGAGCGTTGGGGCGAGGGACTTCACGCGCCCCAAGAACGGCAAGACCCGCGTGATCGCGTTGACCCCGCCCGCCAGGGACGCGTTCCTGCGCATCCCCCGGGAGTCGCAGTTCGCGTTCACGACGTTGCGCGGCACCCACTACACGCCATCGTCCCGGTCGTTCCACTGGAACCGGGTCCGTGCCGCCGCCGGCCTGCACGACAAGACCCTGTACCTCTGCACGCGGCACTTTGCGGGCTGGTACCTGCTCAACGTGCTCGACATGGACGCCCCCGTTGTGGCGCACCAGTTGGGGCATGAGGACGGTGGCCGTGAGGTGGAGCGGACGTACGGGCACCGTGAGCGCGCCCGGTCGTTGGAGAAGATCAAGCGGGCGTGGGCGGCCGAGGTCCGGCCGTTGCGCGCCGTGGACCGGAGGGACACCGCATGAGCCTCGTTGATGACTGGAACGAGCACTGCCCCACGTGTCGGATGCCGCTGGTCGAACGCACCGTGACGTGGGGTCCGCCGCCTGACGGGCTCGTCGAACAGGGCGCCGATGGCGTGCGCGTCACGGCGATCATCGGACGCGTACCGAAGCGCATCGAGGTCACGTGCTCAAGTGGCCACAGGTTCACCGCGCAGACGCATGAGTGGTCCATCGACCGGGGCCACCGGTATCGCGGATTGGCTCCAGTAGGTAGCCACGAAGGTAGCCAAACCGCTGATTAGCAGGCAAAATGCCCTGTCTCCCCGACCTAAACCCCGCTGTTGCAGCCAAATGCACAGCACCGCACCGACGCAGGCGCAACCCGCGCCACAGCGTCAATCCTCACGCAGCAGGGCCGAACCGCACAGTCCGCGGCCAGGCCCGTGTAGGTAGCCACGTAGGTAGCCGCCGGCTACCCATCCACCCCCGTCTAAGGCTCAATAGCGAGCATCGGAGGCCCCTTGAAGATCTACGTGATCCTGCCGCCTGACGCCATCGGCGAAGTCATGCGCGGCGAACGCACCGAACTCCCCACCGTCGCCCCCGCCCCCGTAGGCGCCATCGTCGCCGTCAAACGCGCCCGCAACCGCCGCCCCACCTGCCTGCTCGAAGTCACCGACTGCCAACCCGACACCGACGGGCACACCCTCACCGTCCGCATATCACCGAACGAACACGAACCCCTACTCCTCGCCGCCGACTCCAGCCGCGGCTACACCAACGACCCGCGCCTCGCGCTCAAGGGCGAACCCGAAGCCGTCCAGATCGAGATCCTGCACGAACGATGGAAGTACCGTTCCGCGAAGCGCCTGACCGAAGCCAGGTCGGAGCCGCAGCGCCGGCACCGCGCACGCGAGCTCGAACGCCAGGTCCGCAGCCTCGCGCTGGCGGATGACCCGAAAGTCGACCGGATCGAGATGATCCTCAAGGAGGCCGCATGATCGAATGCGGCCGTAGAGGCTGCCCGTCGGCGCCCGGGTGGTGGTGCCCGAAGTGCCTGCCGCGGACCTACCCCGCCATGCTGCCCGACTTGCGAGATGTCTATCCCGCCAGGCGGTTGTAGGTTCCCGTACCCCGATGGGGTACAATCCCGCCTAGCTGCCCGCCAGATCCCGTGAGTACGGACCCGGGATCGCTGATGAGCAACCATGCCGGCCCTAGTCCGGCGACCCCCGAATCACGGAGCTTGGAGGCCCGCCGTGATCAACAGCAGCGTCATCGTCTGGGACGGCACAGCCCCAGGCGACATCTACGTCATCGGACCGGGACGCCCCCAATGGCCGACGACCGCATGACCAGCGCCGAAGCTGAACGGCGACTCGACAGCATCTTCATCTGCGGCGGCACCCCCGAAGAGCGCCGATTCGCCATCAAGCGATGGACCGACGCGCTAGCCCGCGAGTGGTACGTCCAACGATCCGCAGAGAAGAAGGCAACCGCGAAGGCCGTCCGATGAGACGCCCGGCCGCGGTCATCAAACAGTACCTGTGCGGCCATTACCACACGCACGAACTGGACTGGCCGTACTTCGACATGCTCGGTTACGCCCGCTGCCGGCACTGCCATGCGGACATGACCGTGCCGCCCGCGTCGGTTGGTGCAACCCACCCCGATAGCGGCGACTGAGCCATGAGAACGCGCAGCACACGCCAATGGATCGGCGCGATTCTCCGCAACGTCGCCCAGAAAATCGACCCGCAGCCCACGTACCTGTCGTGGACGTACCACACCGAGACCGGGAATTACACGGTCACGCACTGGACTAGGCCCCCGCGGGGGTGACCGGTGTCACGGTTCGGGCTGACTCCGCGCGAGCGCGAGTTCGTTGAGCTGCTCGCCCAAGGTCACCGCGCGACTGAAGCCGCCCGGATCATGGGAATCGCGGACTACACGGCCCGCGAGTACCGCCGTGGCGCGTGCCGCAAGATGGGCGCCACCTCAGGTTTGCAGCTCGCGGTCCGGTGGCTGCTCGAGGTCGAGCTAAAGCGTGTCTATCTGGCCGGGTACCGCCGCGGTGCCCGGGAGGCCAGGGAGGCGTGGGAACGCGCCTGGAAGTCCTAGCACTAAGACCGGCTCTAAGGAGGCCGCGATGCCCAAGTATGACGTGCGCCTCGAGTCCCAGACCGACTCCCAGGCGCGAATCCTCACCCTCGACGCAGACACCCCCGACCAGGCCCGGCAGATCGCCGAGCAGTCCGAGGTGGACCTCGCGAACTTCACCCTGCTCCCGCCGGAAAAGGACGTGTGGGAGCAGCCCCCCGGAACCCGCGACGACGAAACGGACGGTCTCGTTGACCTGTCCCGGTGGGACGCGCACGACAAGCAGTGGGCGGACTGGGCCGCCGGCCTGTCCTACAAGGACGCGGTCAAGGCCGCCAAGGACCGGCTCGCCGGGTACGAGCACTGCACCGACATCACCAGCCGTGGGAAGGTGCGGGCGACGTCGCTGAAGGGCCGGCCGCTCGCCCGTCTGCTCGCGCACCGCCAGGCCGAGCCGTACGCCGTCACCGAAGTCCGGGAGATCACTCAGGCTGGGCTCGACGCGCAGGAACTCGTCCGGCTCGCGAAGACGCTGCGGGAGAACGACCCGTCCGCCTGGTCGGCGACGTTGCAGCGCCTCCATGACGCCGGTGTGCCGCTGAACGCGGTCACCGCTGTCCTGTACGGGGTGCCGTGGCAGAAGCAGATCGACGGGTCCTCGACGACCGTGTTCAGCTCGGCGACGGTGAAGATGAGCTTGCACACCGGGTACACGCTCGATCAGGACGCGCACGACTTCTTCAACGACGTGTCCGGCACGGAGATCGCGAACGGCAACGGGTACACCACCGGCGGGTACACGTTCGCTAACAAGGCGAGCAGCTACGACACCGCCAGCGACCAGGTTCGGCTTGACAACACCGTCGACCCGAACTGGACGAGCAGCACGATCAGCGCGACGGACGCGATCGTGTGGGTCGACACCGCCGGTGCCAGCAGCACCGACCCGGTGTACGGGGCGATCGACTTCGGCGCCACCGTCACCACCTCGAACGGCACGTTCACGATCGCCCTTGACGCGACGGGCTGGGCCGTCTTCGACCTCACCTAGGCCGTTGTGGCGAGCATCTCGGCCACGATCGGCCGACCCGGCGCTGTCGTCCTCGCCGTAGCCGCGTTGGCGGTCGCGGCGGTCACCGTCCCTGTCGTCACCGGCGGCGGGTCCGGCGGGTCTGACACGGCGAACATCTGGGTTGAGCTCGGCGCCGGCACCTGCACGGGCGGCAGCTCAAGCACGCCGATCACGTATGCGGCGTCAGCGAGTCCCGACCGGCGTTGCGGCACACTCGACCAGGCCAACGACGCCATGAACAGCGGCGACCTGGCGTGCATCCGGCCCGGTACCTACCCGGGGCAGCTGGTCACCGGCAATAAGACGTCGGAGACGACGTTCCGTGGCTGCGAGGACGGGGTCACGTTCACCGAGCCGTACGCCGACCCGCTCAACAACTGCCCGGCGGCGCCGGGGGTCGATGCGTTCCAGACCGGCATCCTCTGTGTCACCGCGAACTTCTTCACATTGGAGAACGTCACAATCGACCAGGAAGACCTGATCCGGGAAGCGACCGGGATCGGGCAGGCCAACGGGGCGGACATCACGTTCCGGGACGTCAACTTCCACGGCGAACGCCCCAGCTTTCAGGCGCAGGGCGACCGGTTCCACTGGGACGGCGGCGAGATCGGCGAATCCGGCCAGCCCGCCGGGCAGCGGTGGTGCGGTGACGGCAACCCGATGACGTTGAACGGTGACGACACGGTCATCGAGAACCTCACCATTTGGCCGCAGGGGTCCGATCAGACCCCGTACACGTCGAATCCGTGCGGCAGCGCGCAGAGCAGCAACGGGTTCCATTTGGAGAACATCCGGGTGGAGGGCGCCGCAGGCGTCATCATCCGCAACAACGAGTTCAAGGCCGGCTCCGAAGCGGGGTCCGGGCACATCTTCTTCACCGGCGCCGCAACGACCGGGGCGGTGATGGAGGGCAACTACTTCGGCGCGAACTCTGACGGGGCGAGCGCCGCTCAGAACTCCAGCAACATGACGAGCGGGTGCGGGTCGTTCACATGGCGCTACAACACGTTCGAGCAGCCGTTCCTGCCGTCCGCGCCGTGTGACACCAACGGCACCTGGACCGGGAACGCTGGGGCGTATCACTGCGGCGGCACGCACAGCAAGAACGTCTGGTTCGGGTCCTCGTCCTGCTCGGGGGATACGACCGTGTCCGGGGCGTTCAGCAACCTTGGTCTGACCTCGTCCGGCCGACCACAGTCCGGGAGCGCCGTGATCAACGCCGGGGAAGCCACCTGCGCCACCGTGTCGCCGGATCATGACGGCACGGCGCGTCCCACCGGGGGCTCGAACTGTGACGCGGGCGCGTTCGAGTACGCGGGCGGCTAGCCCGGCTGTATCTCACCGCGCCGGAGCGGTGTCTCATGCCCGCTCGAGCACCGGACCATCGGCGGCTCGTCGGCGTAGATCGCGTCGTAGACCTGTTTGCGGGTCGGCCGGATGTCAGACCCGCACCAGCACACGAACATTGGCGCAGGACGCGCGACCTGGTGCTGCCGCCGCCGAGAACGATGTCTGAGCATGCCAGGACGCTACCCACCAGCCCGCGTCCCGTGTCCTGCCCGAACGGCTAGGAGCTGCAGATGGCTTACCGGTTCGCGCCGGCATCGAGCGCTTACATCGAGATCTCCCCAGGGCCGTTCGTCGGATACGCGATGCGAGCCGCCGGCGCCCCATGGTCGTGCTACGCGCTAATCAACCGCAACGGCCTCGCAACCTGGCAGGGCATCGTCACGATCAACGACGGCGCCGGCACCCCGGCCGCCTACTACCACTTCCTCGAGTTCAGCCCGGGCAACAACCTCGTCGGCGACGATTCGGTGTTCGCGTCATGGACTAGCACCGAAACGTTCACCAGCACCACCGAGGACACGATCCTCGGCATGGCGTTCGCCGGCACTGACAATGTTGTCAACAACGCCCGCTACGACTTCAAAAAGGGCGCCGCTGCGTGGGGGTCGGAGAACGAAACGATCGACCTCGGCGGCAACGGCACCACCGTCGGGTCCGGGTACCGCATCCGGATCGGCAACAACCACGACCTCGGCGACGACGGCGACTTCGACCTTGTTTGCCTCGGCCTGATCAAGAGCCAGCTCAGCCAAGGCACCGTCCAGTCACTGTCGCAGAGCTCGTTCTCGGCGTGGCAGTCCGTGTTCACGGGCACCGGCGCGATCCTGCTGCGCTTCGACGACATCGCCGCACGCAACGACGTCAACGGCAACGGCGCCAACGAAACCGCCCGCAGCGCCAGCGGCATCACCGTCGTCGCTGACCCATCCGGATTCTTCGGCGGCACCGGCGCGACCGTCACCAACGTGCCCGCCGACGGCACCGGCGCGTTCCCCGCCCCGTCGCTTAGCACCGGCAGCACGGTCACCACCCCCGCCGCGGACGCCACCGGCGACTTCCCCGACGACATGCCCCTGTCGGTCAGCGTCACGACCGACCCCGCCGACGCACTAGGCGACTTCCCGATCCCCGCCGTCTCCGGCACCGGCGACGCCACCGTAACCACACCACCCGCCGACGGGCTAGGCGACTTCCCTGTCCCGGCGTTCGCTACCGGCTCGAGCGTCACCACGCCGGCCGCCGACGCAACCGGCGACCTACCCAACCCAGCGTTCCAAACAGGCGCGACCGTCACCAACATCCCCGCCGACGCTGCCGGGGACTTCCCGGTACCCACCCAGGTAGGCGCCCCCGTCGTCCGCGTCCGCACCGGCAACCGCACCACCGGCGCAACCGAAGTCACCGCCCGCCAAACGGGCGCCAACGAACCCGCCCACACCACCGGGGCCGCAGAACCCGCCCACACGACCGGCGCCGAAGCCGTCCTCAACACCACCGGCGCCGCAGAAGTCGCCCTCGTCGCCTAGGAGAACCGCATGGCGTTCAAGATCAAAAACGGGGACACCGCCCCCGCCTACGTGGTCGACCTCCAAGACGACGTCGACACCACCCCCGCCGCCATCAACCTCACCAGCGCCACCAGCGTCACATTGAAGATGCGCGAACACGGCACCACCGGCGCCCCCGTCCTCGACGAACCCATGACCATCACCACCGCCGCCAGCGGCCGGTGCACCTACGAATGGCAGACCGGGGACACCGACAACACCGGAACCTACGACGTCGAATTCGAAATCCTCTGGAACGACGGCACCATCGAAACCGTCCCCAACGACGGCTACCTCACCGTCGAAATCACCGACGACCTCGACGACTGATGCCCCGCACCCCCAAACCCGACAAGCCAGCCAAGAAGGGCAAGACCACCAGGCCCGCTCCCGTCCGTGTAGCCACCCCCCGCCCCAACCCCGCCGTCACCCCCAGCCACCAACAGCCCAGCGCACCCACCAACCCCGCACCCCAACGCTGGACATGACCCATGCCAACCCGCCTATGCATCGATAGGTGCGGACAGCCAGCCGTCTACCGGGGCCGCTGCCAGGAATGCGCCGCAGCCAGGGAAGCAGCCACCCACAGCAACAAGGCGTTCTACAACTCGCGCGCCTGGCAGATGCTCAGACGGCGCGTGCTCTACGAGCAGCCCATCTGCCAGCACTGCGACAACGCCCTCGCCGTGGACGTAGACCACATCGTCCCGATTGAACAAGGCGGACAGCGCCTAACCCGAGCGAACTGCCAAGCGCTTTGCAAGCGCTGCCACTCCCAGAAGACCCGACGGGAACGCAGCTAAGCCACCACCACAGGAGGACGGCCCCAATGGCCACACGCACCCTCACCACCACGGTCACAGGCGACTACGACAAGCTCGTCGCCAGCCTCGCCGCAGCCACCAAGGCCAGCCACGAGGCGTGGCAAGCACTCACCCAGGCCGAGGAACGCAACGCGCAGGCAGGCCAAGAACTCAACAAGGCCCGCGCCGCACTCCGCGACTACGACAACCAGCGCGTCGCCGAACTCCTCGAGGCGGAGCCAGACCTCGAGCACCTCCACGACGAGGTCAGCTGAACCGCACGGGGGGAGGGGAGGGTCGCCACCACGACCCGCAAAGACAGAAGACCGCCGGGTGGCTCAGCGTATATGGGGCTGATTTTTCTAGGAGGTGATCGCAGTGGACAAGACGCCTGACATGACGCAGGACGAGATGGTGGAGGTGTTGAAGGCGATCATCCGGGATGGGAAGAACGGTGCTGCCAGGATCGCGGCGATCAAGGAGTTGCGGGCGATCCAGGGCGGGGAGAAGAAGCAGACGTCTGGGTTCGAGGCGCTGGACGGCGAGTCGGTGCCGTCGCGCCGGTTGAAGGCGGTCTAGGTGGGGCTGGAGCCGTTCACGCTCGAGCACTTCGTGGAGTACGCGAAACTGCTGGTGTACGACGACGGTTCGCAGCGTGAGCCGGAGGATTGGCAGAAGGGGCTTGCGGCCGACTTGTTCGCTCGGGGGCCGGATGGGCTGCCGTTGTTCAAGCGGAACTTGTGGATCGTGCCGGAGGGGAACGGCAAGACTACGTTCGTCGGGATGCTCGCTTTGTACGGGGCGGATTACACGCCGTCGCCGTGGATTCCGGTTGGTGCCGCGGCGGCGAAGCAGGCGAAGATCATGTACCAGCAGGCCGCGGGGTTCGTGACCAGGACGCCTGGAATGTCGGAGCGGTTCGAGTGTCTGGACGGGATCAAGCTGATCCGGTCGCTTCGGAATCCAGGACCGGGCATCGAGATTTACGCGCATGACCCGAAAACGGGTGACGGAGTGATCCCGGCGCCGTACGCGCTGGTCGACGAGCTGCACCGCCACCCGGACATGCGGTTGTGGAGCCTGTGGGGCGGCAAGCTCCGCAAGCGGCAGGCGCAGATCGTCGGGATCTCGACCGGGGGGGAGCCGGACACGCCGTTTGAGGACATGCGCGACGCGATCCGTCGGCGCGCGACCGACAAGCAGTACGACGGCGCCTATCTGCGGGCCGCGGCGAAGGGCGAGGTGCTCCACGAGTGGATGGTCCTGAAGGACGAGGACTGTTCGGACATGGCGGCGGTGAAGGCTGCGAACCCTCTGTCGACGATCACTGAAGCGACGCTCGAGGAGGACTTCGGGCTCTACGACGACCTCGGGGATTGGAAGCGGCTGAAGTGCAACCGTCCGACGCGCAGCCACAAGTCGGCGGTCACGGACAAGGAATGGGATGACGCGGAGACCCGCGAGCGCATCCCGGCCGGCGCTGCGGTAGACGTCGGCCTGGATATCGCGTTCAAGTGGGACACGACGGCGGCGGTCCCGTTGTGGCGCGGCCCGAAGTTCCGGCTGTTGGGGGAGGCCAAGATCCTTGTTCCCCCGCGGGACGGGTCGTCGATGCATCCGGACGTGATCAAGGACGCGATGCTTGAGCTCACCACGGACTACAGGGTCGAGACGGTCGTGATGGACATGGAGCGCGCGGCCGACATCGCTTCGTGGATCGAGGATGAACTGGGGATCACGGTCATTGACCGGGCGCAGGGCAACAAGGACGCCGTCGCTGATTACAACGCCTTCATGGACGGCCTGCGGAACAGCACCGTCAAGCACACGGGCGACCCGGGACTGCGGTCGCACGTACTGCATGCGGTCGCGCGGAAGCTGCCGGGCGGCGATTTCCGGTTTGACAGGCATTCCACGGTCCGGCAGAACGCCCGGGCGCAGGATCGGCGCGTGATTGACGCGTTGACGGCCGCCGCGATGGTGGTCGAGCACTCGACGAGCGCTCCTCCGCGCAAATCGGTGTACGCCGAACGGCGCGAGCTGTTCGCAAGCTACTGAGGGGGTCAGCATGGGGTGGAACCCCTTCAGAAGGAGCGAAAAGGCGCTCACGGCCACCCCTGCGGTGCTCGAAAGCGTCCGTGACGGTTGGTCCCCGTACCCGCTGCTGGGCGGCGGTGCCCGTCAGCGCATCCTTGACACGTACAACACCGCCAAGAGCGCGAACTACCAGTGGATGTACCGGCAGTCCCCCGCCGTCCGCGTGGTGATCGACTGCCTGGTCCGCAACATCGGGCAGCTCGACCTCCGGCTGTACGAGGAGATCAGCGAAGCCGAACGTGAGCCGCGCCCCGACCACCCGGCCGCCCTGTCGCTCAGGTACCCGAACGAGACGACGACCGGCGCGAAGTTCCGCCGGTCGCTGTTCAAGGACTTCCTGATCAACGATGACGCGTTCTCGCTGATGCTTCCCGCGTCCGGGAACCAGCTGGTATTCCAGTGGGTGCCGACTCACCGGGTCGAGATCCGCGGGTCGAGCATGTGGACGGCGGAGGGGTACCGGGTGTGGCGGCGTGACGGCACGTTCGTCGACTTCGACCCGGACCAGATCCTTCACTGGCACGGCGAGAACCCCGACGACCCGCGCACCGGCCTCTCCCACCTGGAAACGCTCCGTGACGTGATCGCGGAGGACGCCGCGTTGCAGCAGGCGATCGTGGAACTCGCGAACTCTGGGATGACCGAGCCCGCCTGGGTGTTCCGACCCGGGGACGCGCCGCAGTGGGATAACGACGACCGGAAAGGGTTCGAGCAGGACCTCACGAACCGGCTCAGGCGCCGCAACCGCACTCCGGTGGTGCTCGAGGAGGGCATGGAGATGCGGTCGTTCGGCGTGTCGCCGAAGGACGCGGAGATGATGGAGGTCCGCCGGTGGGCGATCAGCCAGATCGCCCGCGAATACGGCGTCCCCTTGGGGATGGTCGGACTGGCCGATGACGTTGAACAGGCCCGCAGCCAGTTCTACGCGGACACGCTCCCACCGTATTGCGAGGACTTCACCACCACCCTGAATCAGCGGGTGCTGGTCCGGGCGTACAACTGGACGGACGGGTGCTTCGAGTTCAACCTCGACGAGAAGCACATGGGCGACGACCGGCTCAAGGCGCTCGTCAGCGCTACGGGCCGGCCGGTGATGCTGACCAACGAGGCCCGCGCGAAGATCAACCTTCCGCCGGTCGACGGCGGCGACGAGCTCGTGACGCCGCAGAACGTGACGGTCGGTGAGAAGCCGTCCGTGGACGTCATGCCTGTCCAGGACCCCAACAAGCCGGAGCAGGACGGCTCCTACCGCACTGAGCAGCCGAAGGCGCTCACCAAAGCGGAGGAGTTCGAGCCGCTTCCGCAGCTTCACCCCGGTCGTAAGGGGGACCTGGACCGTCAGCACCGCAACATTGACCTTGCGCAGGCCGCGGTTGAGCGGCATTTCACCCGGTTGCACCGGGCGCTCCGGGCGGATGAGCGCCGCAAGTCGGCGACGGACTGGTCCAGGTGGGATCAGGAGTTCACGAAGGACATAAACCGGGTCGTTGAGGACATCGTCGAGCGTGAGGGCACGATCTACGCGTTCAAGCTCGGCGGCACGTTCGACATGGGCCGTGTCACGAAGTACCTGCAGGCCATGTCCGAGGGTGTCGCGGAAGGCATCAACGGCACGATCCGCGACGAAATCACCGAGCTCGGGTTGGATGGGGCGTTGGCGCGGCGCGCGCAGCACGTCGAGTCCGCCGGTGCCGGTCTCGGCGCCGGCGCCACCCGGTGGGCGAGGGAGGAAGCGGCCCGCCAGTCCCCCGGGACCGAAAACCGGGTGAAGACGTGGATTCCTCACACCAAACGGCACGCCCAGTTCGGCGGGCAGACGGTCCCTTTGGGCGCTGACTGGCCGGCCGGGTTCGCGCCGGGTTCCGCTCCCGGGTGCCGTTGCACCCAAGCGATCGACTGATCGTTACCTAGCCGCCTGAAAGGAAGGCAAATGGAGCATCTTCTGCTCAAGGCGGCCACGACCGCCACGGATCAGGGCACCTTCACGGCGGTCATCAGCACCGCCTCGGTGGACCGTGCCAAGGACATCATCGAGCCCGCGGCGATGGTTGCGTCGCTGGCGAAGTGGGCGGCGCTCGGCAAGCTCGTTCCGCTCGCGTGGAACCACACTGACGAGGTCGTCGGCCACATCGACCCTTCCACCGCGGAGATCGTCAACGGCGAGGTCGTCGCGAAGGGCTACGTCGACCATGAGCCGCGCCCTGAGCAGCCGGACTACCACGGGCCGCAGGCGTGGAGGCTTGTCAAAAGCGGCACGCTCAGCTTCAGCTTCGGGTTCCTGTTCGACCCGAACAAGGACGTGACGAAGCTCGCGAACGGCCGGTACCGCGTCAAGAACCTCGACGTGTTCGAGATCAGCGTGATCCCCGTCGGCCCGGCGAACAACGACACCCGCGTCCTGTCGTGGAAGTCCGCCGAGGACCGCGACAACGTCATCCAACAGCTTCAGGACGTCACGGACCGCCTCGAGAAGCTCGAGAAGGCCCTAAAGGACGTCCAGGAGGCGGGCACCGCGACCCAGGAGCCTCCGGCTCGCGTCGCTGACCCGCTCGCAACGAAGGCCCGCGCAGTCGTCATGGACTTGCTGGCCGAAGGATCAAAGCCACCCGCAAGGGTCACCCAGGAGCAGCCGCCAGGGCCGGACATTGAGCCGGAGGAGCTGAAGCGCCGCTCGCGTGACCTCATCGTGTCCCTACTTAGCGATTGAGGTAACGAGATGAACCGCTACGAGCGGCAGATCAAGGGCATCGAGGAGGCCCAGTTCAAGCACGCCAAGTCCATCGAGGACATGTACGAGCTTGAGCGCAAGGAGGACCGCGCCCTCACCGAGGACGAGCGCAACGAGGTCCAGGAGCACGTCAAGGCGATCGAGACCCTCAAGGTCGAGAAGAAGGAAGCCGAGGCCAACCTCAAGACCCTCCAGGAGGCCGAGGACCTCGGCCGCAAGCTCGGCCCCGCGGTCAGCAACCTCGACCGCATCCAGGTCGGCGCCGACCGGCAGGAGCAGCACGTCCACAACATCGTCGCCAAGAGCCTCGGCGAGCAGTTCACCGACAGCCAGGCGTACAAGAGCGCGGTCAACCAGTACCGCGAGGCCGGCGGCCGGTTCCAGCAGGGCTTCAGCACCGGCGCGATCGCGCTCGAAGCGAAGGGCACCCTCATGGAGGGCGCCGGCGGCGGCGGTGGCCCGCTTGCCGCACCGGTCCCGCAGGTCATCCCCGGTGTCGTGGAGAAGCTGTTCCAGCCGCTCACGTTCGCCGACCTGCTGCTGTCCGGGCAGGCGTCCACGAACAGCCTCCGGTACGTCGTGGAAGGCACCGCGACCAGCGGCGCCGCAGGCGTGGCTGAGGGCGGTTCGAAGCCCCAGTCGACCCTCGGTCTGACGACCACGGACGAGCCGATCAAGAAGATCGCGACCTCGCTGAAGATCTCCGACGAGATGCTCGAGGACGCCCCGGCCGTCCAGTCCTACATCAACGGGCGGCTCACGCTGTTCGTCCGGATCGAGGAGGAGCGCCAGCTCATCCGCGGCACCTCGGGCGGCAACGAGGTCCAGGGTCTCCTCACGTCCCGGTCGGTTCCGGTGTACGCGGGCGGCACCGCCGCCGGCAACCGCGCCGTCCAGCTGTTCAAGGCCATGAACGGCCTGCGCGGCTCCGCGTTCCTGGAGCCCGAGTGGATCGTGATGCACCCGACCGACTGGGAGGCCGTGCGGCTGCTCACCGACACCGCCGGCCAGTTCTACGGCGGCGGCCCCCTCCAGGGCCAGTACGGCAACGCGGGCATGGTCGGCGCGTCCGGCCAGATCAACGGCGCCCAGGACTACATCTGGAACAAGCCGACCTACGTCACCGGCATCGTCGGCGCCGGCACCGCCATCGTCGGCACCCGCTCCAGCGCGCAGGTCTGGCGCAAGGGCGGCATGTCCGTCGAGGCGACCAACAGCAACGAGGATGACTTCCTCAAGAACCTCCTCGCGATCCGCGCGGAGGAGCGTCTCGGCCTGGCCGTGTACCGGCCGACCGGGTTCGTCGAGGTTCGTCTCGCCTAGGCACGACTCAATGGTGCGCCCCACCCAATACTGGGTGGGGCGCAGCAGTCTTCTACCCACCGGGGGCGGCCGATGAGTCCCGATCCGTTCATCACCACGACCGACTTGGTCAACTACATCGGCCGCGGTGGGACCGCCGACCCCGGCATGGTCATCGCCGTTGACGCCGCCTGCGACATCTGCCGTGACGTCGCCGAGCAATCGTTCAACCAGGCGACCAGCACGATCACGCTGGACGGGACCGGCACCGACGCGATCCTGCTCCCGGAGCACCCGGTCACCGCCGCCGGCACCGTCAGCGTGAACGGCACCGCCGTCACCGACTACGTCCTCAACGACAACGGCATCCTGTACCGCCGCGTCGTCGACTGGGACGACTGGACCGGCACCACGCTGACATGGCCGGAGGGCCGCCAGAACGTCACCGTGACGTTCGATCACGGCTACTCCAGCGCTGACCTGCCGCGGAGTGTCCGGATGGTCGCGTTGGCGATCGCCGCCCGGCTCGTCGTGCAGGGTCCCGCACTGCAGGAAACCGTCGGTGAGGAGTCAGTCCGGTACGCGGTCGCGAACACGGACCTGACCGCCGGGGAGCTCCGCATCCTCCGCAAGTACCGGAGGACCCGCTGATGCCATTGGGCACGTTCCTCAACGGCGGCACCGCGACCCAGCTGCGCGGCCTGCTCTGGCTTTCCCTGTCTGACACGGGGCAGGTCGGGACGCTCACCTCGGCGTCGGACAGCGGCGGCGGCGCCAGCCAGTCGTGGTCGTACGGCTCGAGCGTGCAGTGCCGGATCGACCCGATCAGCTCAAGCGGCGACGACGAAACGATCGTCGCCGGCCGCCTGTCTGACCGTTCCACCCATGTGATCACCGTGCCGGCCGGCACGAACGTCGCGACCAGCAACCGGTTCCTGATCACCGGGCGCGGCACGTTCGAAGTGACGGCTGTGCGTGAGCGGACCGCTGAGGCCGCCCGACTTTTCGAGGCCGTCGAGGTCTCCTAACCACCGTAGGGGCGGGCGGTTCTTGGTGGCTCCGCTCCGCCCCTGCGTCCTTCGTGACGCCCACCCCAGCCAGCCACCAAGTAAGCCACCAAGCGAAGGGAGCGGTCGATGACACGACCGAAAATCCTGTGGCACTCCAACGCGCCATGGACGCCGACCGGGTACGGGCAGCAAACCGGCCTTTTCACGCCGCTGCTCAACCAGAAATACGACATCGCCATCTCGTCGTTTTGGGGCCTGGAGGGGTCCCGGATCGTCTGGAACGACATGCCCGTCTACCCCGGGATGGGTGGCACGTTCGGCAACGAGAACCTCGTCGACCACGCCCGCCGGCACTTCGACGGCGACCCGAAGGGCGGGCTTGTCGTCACCCTCATGGACGTGTGGGTCCTCGACCCGCGCATGGCCTCCCAGATCAACCTGGCGTGCTGGGTCCCCGTCGACCATGAGCCGGCGCCGCCGCAGGTCTCCCAGTTCTTCATTGAGTCCGGCGCGGTCCCGATCGCCATGTCGAAGTTCGGGGCGCAGATGCTCGGCCGCCTCGACCCCTTGTACGTGCCGCACGGCATCGACACGGACGCCTACCAGCCGCACGACAAGGCCAAGGTCCGGGAGCAGGTGGGGGTGCCTCAGGACGCGTTCCTGATCGGCATGGTCGCCGCAAACAAGGGCCGCCCGTCCCGCAAGGGGTTCCAGCAGGCGTTCCAGGCGTTCAAGAAGTTCTCCGAGACGCACGAGAACGCGTACCTGTACCTGCACACCGTCATCGACGGCGACATCGCGCAGGGGGAGAACATCCCCGGCATCCTCGCCGCCCTGGACATCCCGAAAGACCGGGTGTTGACGGCGGACCAGTACCGGATGCTGTACGACCCGTACTCGCACGACAGCATGGCCCGCATCTACTCGGCGATGGACGTCCTCTTGAACCCGGCGATGGGTGAAGGGTTCGGGATCACGGTGCTGGAGGCGCAGGCGTGCGGCACCCCCGCGATCGTGACGGACTTCAGCGCGATGCGCGAAGTGTGCGGCGCGGGCTGGCATGTCGGCTATGACCCGTACTGGACGGGCCAGAACTCGTGGATGGCGATGCCGTCCATCGCGGATATCGCGAGCGCCCTGGAGGAGTGCTACCAGCTGCCGAAGCACAAGCGGGAGCGGCTCTCGCAGGGCGCCAGGCAGCATGCGGTGCAGTACGACCTGCGCCGGGTCGCGCAGCAGCATTTCCTTCCGGCGTTGCGGGTCGCTGAGCAGCGGTTCGCGAACCAGCAGCCGGTCTCGATCGCCCCGCGGCTCAAGGCGGCGGCATGAGAGTCACATGGGAGGCGCGAATCACCCGGAACGGGTCGTGGCCGACTCCGTGGCGCTGGGAGGTTTGGCGTAAGCAGCACGACCCGATCGACGTGAAGCTTCGCACCGGTTACGCGGTCAGTAAGGACCGCGCTCGCCGTAAGGCACTCAGGGCGAAACTGTCGATGGAGCGCGACGATGTGCAGGTGACGCTATGAGGGTTGGTTGGCTCGCAGACCACTCTGACGTTGCCGGCGGCGCCGAATACACGCAGGCCGAGTTCCGCAACGCCGCCCCCGACACCGTCGAGATCGTCGACTGCCGCCCCGGCGCCGTCGTCAAGAACCTCGACGTCTACGTCATCCACAACAACGTCCAGTACGAGCTCAAAGACCTCGAGCGGATCGGGGACCGGCCGTGCATCCGGTACTGGCATGACGTCGGCCCGCACCTCCAAGAGGGGTGCCGCGAGTGGCTCGACCAGCATGCGACCGCGGTGTGCTGCTCCCCGATCCAAGCGGAGTACATGGGCCTAGAAGCCATCCTCATCCCGCCGCCAGTCGACCTGACACGGTTCGAGGAGGCCAGCGCGAAGGTCAACGGCAGCCGCGACGGTGTCGTGAGCGTCGGGTCGTGGCGGAACTACGGGAAGGCCGCTCACAAGGTCGGGCAGTGGGCCGCTTCGCAGGGCCTCTCGGTGGACTTCTATGGCGGCGGCATGTTCGCCCCCGTCGGGTCCGAGGAGGTCGAGTACGACCTGATGCCGGACCTGCTCGCCAAGTACGAGACGTTCGTGTTCCTGCCGATGGTGATCGAGCCGTTCGGGCGGCTCGTCGCGGAAGCGCACGCCGCCGGCTGCCACGTCATCACGAACAACCTCGTCGGCGCCCGGTACTGGCTGGAGGAGAACCCGGACGCGATCACCACCGCGCCCCGGGACTTCTGGGCGCTCGTGCAGGAGGCCGCGAAGTGAGCCGGCACCTCGTTACTGGCGGCGCCGGGTTCATCGGCGCCGCGCTCGTCCTCCGCCTCATCAACGAGGGTCATGAGGTGACGGTGCTGGACCGGTTCAGCCGCGGCAAGCACAACCGGCTCCCGCACGGGGTCCGGACCTTGCACTGCGACATCCGGCACGCTGAGCCCGTCCACGACGCCGTCAAGGACGCCGACGTCATCTGGCATCTCGCATACGTGCAGGGAACCCAGACGTTCTACGCCGACCCCAAGGACGTCATCGACGTCGCGCTGCACGGCATCGTGAACCTGCTCGCCGGGGTGGAGAAGGCCGGGCAGAACCCGGACCTGATCCTTGTCTCGACGTCGGAGGTGTACCAGAACCCCCCGGAAGGGATGTTCCCCACCGACGAGACGGTGCCGCTGTCGGTGCCGGACGTCACGAACCCCCGGTACTCATATGGGGGCGGGAAGATCGCGCAGGAGATCGCGACGCTCGCGTACTCCAAAGCCGGGGTGCTCGGCCGCGCCGTGATCGTCCGCCCGCACAACATCTATGGGCCGGACATGGGGTACGAGCACGTGATCCCGGAGTTCGCGGTCCGGATGCTCGGTTTGCCGTCCTACCAGCAGAAGCCGGGGCTGCAGCAGTTCCACATTCAGGGGACCGGCCTTGAGACGCGGAGCTTCTGCCACATCACCGACTGTGTCGACGGGCTCATGGTCGCGCTCGAGCGGGGTGAGGACCGCAACGTGTATCACCTCGGCAACCCTGGGGAGGAGCACACGATCCGGCATCTCGCCCGGCTGGTTGCGCAGCACTACCAGCGCAAGATCACGGTGATCCCGGGGACGCTGCCGAAGGGTTCCCCGACCCGGCGGCTGCCGGACATCTCCAAGCTGCGGGCGCTGGGGTTCGAGCCGAAGGTCGGCCTCCGTGACGGCCTCGCCGGCACGTTGGACTGGTATGACCGCGACCAGCTGGAGGTGGCGGCATGAGCGCCCGCCCCGTCATCCGGTGCCAGTCCTGCGGCAGCTACGGCCTCGAGCTTGTCCTGTCGTTGGGGTCGAGCCCGCCGACGTGCGCGATGGCGCACGTCGGGTCCCGGCCAGCCATGGAGCCGCATCACCCGCTCGATCTGCTCAGGTGCCCGAAGTGCACGCTGGTGCAGCTGTCGGTGGTGGTGGACCCGGAGGACGTGTTCCCCCCGGATTACCCGTACAGCTCTGGGAACTCGAGGGCGTTGCACGCGGACTTCGAGGATCTCGCAGCGGAGGTCACGGGCATGGTCGGCGGTCTCGACCCTTTCGACGTGGTCGTGGATATCGGCGCGAACGACGGGACCTTGCTGAGCAAGTTCGAGGAGTGCCGCACCGTCGGAGTTGAGCCGACGCGGCAGGTCGGGAAGATCCGAGGCGCCAGGTTCGAGCGGTTCTTTAGCGAGGAAGTCGCCCGGGAGATCGTCGACCGGCACGGACGCGCGAAGGTGGTCACCGCGTGCAATGTGATGGCGCACGTTTCCGACGTCGCGGACGTCATGCGCGGCATCGGGCACCTGCTGGCGGACGATGGCGTGTTCGTCGCTGAGAACCATGACCTGCGGTCCGTGCTCGACGGGCAGTGGGACACGGTCTACCACGAGCATCTGCGGTTCTACAGCCCGGGCAGCTTCAATGCGCTGCTGGAGGAGCATGGGTTCGGCGCGGTGACGTGGCGCAAGATTCCGACGCACGGCGGCTCGTTCCGCATGTTCGCGGTGAAGCGTCCGACGGGCGTGAAGCCGGCCGATCCGGACTACGACTTCGACCGGCTCGGCGGGTGGGCGGCTGATGCCCGCCGCAATCTGCGCGCGAACCTGGGGGACCTTGCCCGGCCGGCGTGGGGGATCGGCGCAACCGCCCGCGCGACCACGATCATCAACTACTGCGGCCTCGACGTCGAAGACATCGAGTGCGTCTGCGAGGTCCCCGGCTCAGACAAGATCGGCCGGTACGTCCCCGGCACGCGCATCCCCATCGTGGACGAGACCCGCCTGTTCGAGGAGCAGCCCTCCCATGCGGTGCTGTTCTCCTGGCACTTGGCGGACGTGATCGTCCCGAAGCTCCGGGAGCGCGGCTACACCGGGGAGATCATCGTGCCCCTCCCGACCCTGGAGACGGCATGAGCGGACGGTTCGAAGACCACCGCGGGATCATCCAGGACTGGTTCAACGGCCAGCCCATCGACGCCGTCGCCTACATCACCACCAACAAGGGGCATGTGCGCGGCAACCACGTCCACCACCACACCGCCCAATGGACCCTCGTCCTGTCCGGCCGGCTGCTGATGGCGTCCGGCGATGAACGGCATGAGGTCGGGCCGCTCGAGCTGACGACGCACCCGCCCGGTGTGCCGCACGCCTGGAAAGCCCTTGAGGACACCGCCTGCTTGGTGTTCACGCGCGGGCCGAGGGCGGGGGAGCAGTACGAATCGGACACGGTCCGGCTTGAGGAGCCGCTGCTATGAGGGTCGGAATCATCGGGCTCGGCGTGATCGGCTCCGCGCAGGCGGACATGTTCCGCGAGTACGAGCAGGTCGCCTACGACCCCGCCCACCACGACACCTACCCGCACCAGGAACTCGCCGCGTGCGACTTCGTCATCGTGTGCGTCGGCACCCCCGAAGGACCGGACGGGCACGCCAACCTCTCCTACGTCGAACACGCCGCCGCGCAACTCCCCGACGGGGTCCCGGTCGTCATCCGCTCCACCGTCCCGCCCGGCACCACGGACCGGCTCTTCGCCGACACCGGCCGGCTGTACGCGCACGCCCCCGAGTTCATGGGCGAGAACGTCCAGCACTCCTGGCAACGCCCGGTGGATGTGCCGTACATGATCATCGGTGGCACCCCGGAAGCCACCCGGTTCTTCCACGAGCGGTTCCGGCCCGTGTTCCCCGGCCAGATTCGCGAATGCACGTCAGCGGTCGAGTCCGAGCTCGCGAAGTACACCGCGAACCTGTACTGGGCGACCCGGGTGACGTTCGTGAACGAGATCGCGAAGATCTGCGAGCAGTTCGGCGCCGACTACGAGAACGTCCGGGCCGCGTGGCTGTCAGATCCGCGGATGACGAGCGTGTACACCAAGCGCGCCGGCTACCCGCCGGGGTTCGACGGCCGGTGCTGGCCGAAGGACATCGCCGCCCTGACTGCCGCGTCGGCCGACGCCGGGTACGACGCCGGGTTCCTCCGGGCGATCATCGAGGCGAACCACCGGTTCCGGTCGGAGCGGCTCAGGGAGGCGGCGTGACCCCTTCCTGGGACCTGCTCATCTGCAGCATCTGGCACCGCACCGACATGCTCGCCGAGCTGCTCGGCGAACTGGAGCGGCAGTACCAGCCCGGGCTGGGGGTGCGGGTGTGCCGCGACAACCTCGGGATGACGTACGGCGACAAATGCCAGCTACTGCTCGAATCGTCGACCGCTGATTACGTGTCGTTCCTTGACGATGACGACTGGGTCGAGCCGGACTTCGTCGGCACGATCATGGCCGCACTGGACAAGCAGCCGGACTACGTCGGGTTCAAGGTCAAGTACACGGTCAACGGTGAGCCGCAGATCCCCGTCTACCACACGCTCAGGTACGGCGGCTGGGTGAACAACCCGGAAGCCCTGTACCGCGACATCGTCCACTTCAACCCGATCCGCCGGGATCTCGCCCTGCAGGGCCGGTGGGAGGGCGGCGACGGCGCTGACCGACGGTGGGCTGACCAACTCCGCGCCAAAGGTTGCGTCCGCAACGAAGTGTTCATTGACCGGGAACTGCACCTCTACCGATTCCGGTCCCACGACACGTTCACGCTTAGCAGCGTCCAGGCCCCATTGGAGCAGGAACCGCCCGCCCCGAAGATCGAGCACGAGTTCCTGACGTGGGTGAGCTAGCCGTCATCGTCCCGTCCCGCGGCAGGCCGCAGAACATCGCCCGGCTGCATGAGGCGATGAACCGGACGTGCCGCGGCCAGACAGACCTGATCGTCGGAGTCGACGACGACGACCCGCACCTCGACGACTACCGGACGTTCACCGGCGGCACCGTCGTCATCCGCCCCGGCCTGAAGGGACGGCTGGTGCAGTGGCTCAACGAGCTCGCGGTCCCGAAGGCCAGGACGCACCGGTTCGTCGGGCATATCGGCGACGACAACGTTCCGCACACCGTCGGCTGGGACGTCCGGATCATGGAATCCCTGGAGCGGAACCTGTTCTGCTTCGGCGACGACCTCGACCCCGGCCGGCCCGCCGGCAGCCTGAGCATTCACGTGTTCATGCAGTCGGAGGTGATCAAGCGGCTCGGGTACATGGGGCCACCGTCGATCCGGCACATGTACGTCGACCCGGTCTGGTTCGCGTGGGGGAACGCAACGTCGATCGAGTTCCTCCCGGATGTCGTGATCGAGCACCTGCACTACACGATCAGCGGCAAAGCCCTGGAGGACGAGTCCTACCGTGCCTCAACGGGGTTGATCCCGACCGACTGCGCGAACTACAACCAGTATTGCGACGACCCGTGCGGGCTGAACGCCGACATTCTCAAGCTCGGCGGTACCCCGTACACGCCGGAAGCGCTGGCCGCGTTCAACCAGCGGCTCAACATCCCGAAACGGTGGCCCGGATGACCGTCTCGATCCTGCTCGCCACAACCGGCCGGCCAGACATGGTCGAGCACTTCACCCGCAGCCTCATCGACACCACGCAGGATCACCAGATCGAACTGGTCGTCGCCGTGGACGCCGACGAGGAAACCGTCCGCCGCGTCGCCACCGTCGTGAACGACACGCATGTCGAACTGGTCGTGGACTACAGCGACGAGTACCGCGGCTCCAGCCGCGCATGGAACGACGCCCTCGCATCCAGCAGCGGGGAGATGGTGGTGCTCGCCGCCGACGACCTCGAATTCCAGGCCGGATGGCTGGACGCTGCCCTTGAGACGATGGCTCAGCATCCGGACGGGTGGGGGTTCGTCGGATTCAACGACGGGCACTGGCGCGACGAGCTCTCCACCCACTACCTGATGAGCCGCCGGTTCGTCCGGGAAGTGCTCGGCGGCGTGGTGGCTTGGGAGGCGTACCGGCACAGCTTCAACGACCGGGAAGCCAACGCCCGCGCCCGCATCGCCGGCCGGTACGCGTGGTGCGAAAACGCACGGGTGCTGCACAGGCACTGGATCTTCGGTGACCGCCCCCAAGACGAAACAGACACGAGACTGCTCGCGCTGCACGGCGAGTCCCAACGGGCGTATGACGAAAGGGAAGCCGCAGGCTTCCCCGACGAGCAGAAGGCGGTGATCTGATGGGCGCAACCCTCAAGACCAGGCTGCCAGAGATCGCCGCCGAACTCCGCCCCAAGGTCAGCGCCGCGGTGAAGCACTCCGCGCAAGTCGTAGCCGAGGACGCTGAGGCCCGGGTGCCGGTCGGACCGCCGACCGTGCATCTCAAAGACCGCATTCACGTTGAGCGCAAAGGCCCCGCCGAGTACGCCGTGATCGCCGGTGACGAGGAAGCGTTCTACGGGCACATGGTCGAGTTCGGCACGTCCCACAGCGCCCCACGTCCGTTCCTGCTCCCGGCGCTCGAGGCGAGACAGGACTACGCGGTGTACACCGTACGTCAGGCGCTGATGGACCTATGAGCACCGCCATCAGGAGAGCGATCTACGGCCGGTTGGCCGGGGACACCACGCTGAACAACCTGCTCGGCACCCCCGCCCCGAACTACGCCAAGAGCATCTACCACCAGCAGGCACCGGACGGCGCCAACTACCCCATGGTCGTGTTCAACAAGCAAACCGGGGCACCCACGGAAGCGTTCGGGGACCCGTCCGCGTACGAGACCGACACGTGGCTGATCAAGGCCGTTGACCGCAACACCAGCGCTGACACGGCGGAGGCGATCCAGGCCCGCCTGGACGCGCTGCTGTCAGACGGCACCCTTTCGATCTCCGGCGCGTCGCTGATGTACCTGCGACGCCAGTCAGACATCGAATACGCCGAAACGACTGACGGCGTCCGCTACCAGCACGCCGGCAGCCTGTACCGACTCTTGTCCCAGTAACGCTGCACCCAAGCCACCTACCGGGTTAGCGCCGCCCTGGCGGTCAGCCCAGCACTCTCCCGCACCGCAATCCCGCGGCGGGATCACAGCAACACGACCCGTTAGGGGGAATGCCGCAATGGCGAAGTTCGTCCTGCGCAACGCGTTCATCCAGGTGAACAGCGTCAACCTGTCCGACCACTGCTCGAGCGTGACCGTCGAGTCGTCCGCGGAGGAGATCGACCTCACCGCGTTCACGTCCGCCGGCTACCGCGAGTTCGCGCAGGGGTTCAAGGACGCCACGATCACCGCGACGTTCTTTCAGGACTACGCGTCCGCGAGCGTCCACCAGACCCTGCAGCCGCTGTACGACGCCGGTGGCACGTTCACCGTCTACGTCAAGGCGGACGCCACGACGACGTCCGCGACGAACCCGCGCGTTGAGCTGATCAACGCCCGCATGTTCGGATACTCGCCGCTCGCCGGCGCCGTCGGCGACGCGTCGACCATGGACGTGACCTTCAGGAACGCGGGGACCGCGGGCCTGACGTACGGCACCACCGGCTCGCCGTGACACACGAGGCCGGGGGCTATAGCGCCCCCGGCCTTCCCGTCTTTCAAAGCCCACCAACCAGTCCGGGCCACGACACCCGACCCCTCCGGGGGCATCGGACGTCACCGGTCACCGGCGAAGGAAAGGACAGCGCAATGCAGCGCTCCAACAAGGACGCCTGGCTCAACGGTCCATCGGACCTTGCCGAGGCAGACGTTCACGACGTGCCCGTCAAGGGCCAGTCCGTCCGTGTCCGCGGCCTTCCCGCCGCCTACTCCAACCAGGCCACTTCGGAGGCGCTCGAGTTGATCACCGGGCCGCGTGGCGAGCAGACCGCCCACGTGAACACCGAGAAGCTCGAGGTGCTCCAGTTCGCGCACGGCGTCATCGACCCGGTCTTCACGGTCGATGAGGCCCGTCAGGTCGCGCAGAAGTTCGGCCCGGCATTCCGGAAGGTCGTCGAGAAGATCGACGAGCTGTCCGGCGTGGACAAGGAGGCGATCGAGAAGACGAACGCCGCCTTTCAGTCTGGCGGATCAGGCGAGGCAGGGGAAGACCTGGACCTTGCAGCTCCGGCCCGGGTTGGTTGACCCGATCTTCATGCACGAGCTCGCCGAGCATCTCCACATGACCGTGGGGGAGTTGTGCTGGGGCCGCGGGACGCCCATGTCTTTGCATGAGTTGTCCGTGTCCTGGCCGGCGTACTTCGCGTACAAGCAGCGAGTGAACGACAGGGCCGCCGCCAAGCCGATCCAGGAGACGTTCTAGTGGCGAACCAGGCGGCTGTCCTCAGCATCCTCATCCGGGCGAACACGTCGCAGGCCAGCAGCGCCCTGTTGAAGTTCAACCAGGGCCTGACGGCCACGGAGAAGCATGCGAGCCGGACGACGAGCGTCATCGAGAAGGGCGCGAACAAGGCCGCTGACGCTCTGGAGTCGCTGGCGAAGGTCGTCGCGATCGGCGGCGGCCTCACGGTCGCCGCCGGTTTCGCGTACTCGGTGAAGAAGGCTGCCGACTTCGAGCAGCAGCTCTCCTCTCTGGGCGCGGTCGCTGACGCTTCGGCGAAGCAGATGGACCGGCTGCGCAAGCAGGCGATCCGCGCCGGCGCCGACACGAAGTTCAGTGCGATGGAGGCCGCGCAGGCGCAGACCGAACTCGCGAAGGGCGGCCTGAAGACCAGCCAGATCCTCAAGGGCGGGTTGAAGTCTGCGCTTGCGCTTGCCGCCGCGGGGGAGATGGAACTCGCGGACGCGGCGGAGACGACCGTGAACGCGATGAAGCTGTTCGGGTTGCGCGGCAAGGACGCGATGAAGATCGCTGACGGTCTCGCGACCGCCGCGAATCGCACGACCGCGGACGTGTCGGACTTCGCGCTCGCGTTCAAGATGGGCGGGTCGGCGGCGAAGGCCTCCGGCATGTCGTTCAAGGAGACGACAGCGGCGCTCGAGGCGCTTGCGTCGGTCGGTATCCGCGGATCGGACGCCGGCACGTCGTTGAAGGCGATGCTGGTCCAGTTGGCGTCGCCGACTGAGAAGCAGCAGAAGCTGATGAAGAAGCTCAACCTCGACTTCTTCGACAGCGAAGGCAAGATGAAGTCCCTGACGTCGGTGTCAGGGATGCTCCGTGACCGGCTGAAAGACCTCACGAAAGAGCAGCAGCTTCACGCGGTCAAGACGCTCGCGGGCACGGACGGTATGCGCGCGATGCTGTCCCTGTTTGACGCTGGCCCGCAGAAGATTGCGAAGTTCCAGCGCGAACTCAGCAAGCAGGGCACTGCGGCGGAGGTCGCCAAGAAGAAGCAGGACAACTTGAAGGGCGCGGTCGAGCAGCTCGGCGGAAGCCTTGAGACGCTCGCTATCCAGATCGGTACTGCGGCGCTGCCGACGCTGCGGGAGCTCACGGAGGATGTCGACAAGTTCGTTGACAAGGTCTCAAAGATCGTCGCGCGTGACGACCTGGACCTAGGGGAGAAACTCGACCAGATTTTCGAGGTTGCGAAGGTTGACGCGCAGCCGTGGATCGACAAGCTCAAGGCCGCTGTCGAGAAGGCTGACATCCCGAAGAAGATCGGGGACCTGATCAGCGCGGCGACGCCGATCATCGCCGCGGCGGCGGCGAAGGCGGCGGGGACTGCGGCGGTGTCGTTCGCTCGGGCGTTCGCTGAGGCCGACATCTGGGGGAAGCTGGTCATCGGCGGATGGCTGCTCCGGAAGATGGGCGGGCCGGGCGCGTTCAAGAAGCTCGGTGTGCTCGCCGGGGCGGAGATGGGGAAGGGCATGGCGGCCGGCGCGGCAGCGACGAGCGCGGCGGGTGGTGCTGCGGGCGCCGCGGGCGGCAGTGTCGTCAAGAACACGGCCGCCACGGCGGGCGCGGCGGCTGCTGGCAGCGCGTCCGGTTCGTTCGCGAAGGCTGCGGCCGGTGCGGCAGCTGGCGCCGGCGCGGCGGTGCAGTCCAAGGCCGCGGCGGCGGCCTCCGCGGCGAAGGCGATTGCGCCCGCGTTCTTGGCGTTGAAGGTCGCTACGGACTTCATGAAGGACAAGTCCGATCTTGGTCTGCTCGATCAGTACGCCGACACGATCGAGCGGGTCTCCAAGAGCGGTGACGCGGCCGGGATGCGCAAGCTCGCCGACCAGATGCGCGCGACCGCGCAGGCCAACAACGACCTGACGAGGGGCAAGCATCTCCACCTGTTCGCCGACGCTCTGGATGCGACTGCCGCGAACGGCGGGCACGATCTTCGCCAGTTGCAGGACGCCTTCCGGGTCATGGCGAAGAGCAGCGGCGGCGATCTCGAGCGGCTCCGGGACGAGTTCACCAAGACCGGCGGGAAGCTCAACCAGCTTGAGCGTGACCACGGCGAGGTCGTCGACAACATCCGGTCGAACTGGTCGCGGCTGCGCGGCAGCACCGGGGTGACGCTGAAGGACGTCCGGGAGCAGGTCCGGTCCTCGACGAAGATGATCAAGGCCCGGTTGGGTACGGACACCGCCGAGGGTAAGGACGCGCTCGTCCGGAACTTCAAGCTCGCCCGGCAGGCGATCCGGACGACGATGCGCGACAGCAAGGGCATCACCGCGGAGGGGCTCTCCGAGATCCGGCGGCTGATGGCGAAGGAACTCCGGGACGTCTACGGGATCAGCCCGGGTGCCGCTCTGTCGATCGCCAAGCACGGCGACATCAAGGGCAAGGCGGGACTCACCCCGGGGCCGGCTGGCCGTCAGCGCGGCGGCGCGATCTTCGGCGGAAAGCCGACCGGGGACAGCATCCCGGCGATGCTTGAGCGCGGCGAGTACGTCATCAACCGCAAGGCGGTCGACAAGGTCGGTCGCCGCAACCTTGACCGGCTGAATTTCGGGATGGCCCCACGGTTCCAGGGCGGCGGCATCGTCGGCCTCGGCCGGGAACTCCAGCGGGAGGGGTATCAGGTCGGGGAGCACCCGGCGTTCGGCGGCGTGCACCCGGTGCATACCGGCACGTCGTATCACTACAAGGGCATGGCCCTGGACGTCAACGCGGACGGGTGGCCGGGCGGTGAGGCGGCGGCACTGGACAAGCTGTACTCCCGGTTGAAGGGCATGAGCGGGATCGTGGAGTTGCTGTGGCGGGTCGCCGGCCACTTCGACCACTTGCATGTAGCGATGTCGGGGGCCGGCGGACCGCTCGGGAACCTCGGCGGCATGGACGCGCCGAAGCTCGCCCGGCTGCTGGTGGACGGACCGCAGAGCGGCATCAAGGGGATCGTGCAGGGCGCCTTGGATCTGACTCGCGGCGCCGCGCAGAAGCAGCTTGACGCGGTCGCCGCGAGCTCGGGTGGCCCGGGCGGCGGCACGTACTCGAACTGGTCGGGGTCCTGGGTTGACCTCATGGGCACGATCAGCAAGGAACGCGGCTGGAACCTGGCGGATTGGAAGCGCCTGGTGGATAAGGAGTCCGGCGGGGACCCGAACGCCCGCAACCAGTCCAGCGGCGCGTACGGGCTCGGCCAGTTCCTCGGCTCCACGTTGGAGGCGTACCGCAAGTACGGGGCGGGGTCCTCGGACCCGGTTGATCAGATCCGGGCGATGGCGCAGTACATCTCAGACCGGTACGGCAACCCGTCCGCCGCTCTGGCGTTCCACAACGCGAACAACTGGTACGCCGCTGGCGGGTCGGTCGGCAAGGCTGGAGGTACCCGGTCCGGGCTGGGGGCGCTCGGCGCGAAGGGCAACCTGACGCAGCGGCTGACCCGGGCGATGGCGCGCGGCACGGGCGTCAAGGAACTGCTCAAGAAGGTCCGCGGGATCGGGCTGCCGGCCCGGCTGGAGAAGGATCTCGCACGGCTCGCGTCGGACGCGGACGTGTTCGGGGACCGCGCGTCCCGGGCGGAGTCGCTCGGCCAGCCGGTGAATGGCAAGTCGCAGGCGGAGTGGCTCAACGACCAGCTGGCTGCCCTGTTCGCGTGGCGCAACCGGATCATCGAGGCGGAGCAGGTCGTTGTCGCTCGCCGCCAGCAGATCGCGGACATGATCGTCCGTGCCCGCGCCAGGTTGGACGCGGTCGGCGGAGCTATCGCCGCGGCGTCCGCGGAGCGCGGGCTGCTGGCCGGGAAGCTCGAGGAGGCGCAGAAGCACCCCAAGCGCAACAAGGACCTGATCAAGACGCTGAAGGGCCGGATCGGGAAGATCGACGCGGCGCAGAAGCAGCGCGGCAAGGTTCAGTCGGCGACGAAGAGAGCACTCGGCGGCAACAACAGCGGCCTGATCGGGCAGCGCGCGAAGCTCAACACTGCCCGCGGTGACCTGCTGTCATCGCTGGATGAGGTGCAGGGCGCCGGGTCCCCCACGGGGATCTTGAAGACGCTTCCGGCCGTGGGTGTGTTGGGTGGCCGGATCTTCGATGTGCAGATGGCGCTCCGCACGCTCGGCAGCGAGCAGGCAGTCACGGATGACAGTGCCCGCACGGGCGCTCTGGAGCAGCTGTTGCGCGAGTCGAATCTTCGGTTCGCGGTGTCGCAGGCGCAGTACAAGGTGTTCCAGGACGCACCGAAGTTCCACACGGGCGGCATCGTCCCCGGCGTCACCGGCCAGGAGGTTCCGGCGGTGGTGAAGGCCGGGGAGGGCGTGTTCACCCGGGAGCAGATGGCCGCGATGGGCGCCGGCGGCCAGGTCGTGGTGATCGTGCAGGACGGCGCGGTCGACAAGAGCAAGATCCGTGTGATCGCCGGTGAGGAAGCGCAGCGTGTCACGAGGACGCAGGCGCGTAACAGTGCGCGCGGGTTGCCGGGACGGGGGGGCGGGATCTAAATGGCCGAAACGATCGTTCTGGATCACAGCGCGGCGATTCTGTCCCGCACCCAGGTTGAGATCACCCCGTGGATCAGTGACGCGGGCGTGGACTGGGGGGACGCGCAGATCGAGCAGTACCTGGCGGATGGGACGTACGGCGCGAGCCCGGTGGATTACCGGATTCCGAACCGGACGATTACGATCCCTTTGAAGCTGCAGGAGCGGGGTACGGTGTCGTTTGAGACGGCCCGGCGGTGGTTTCAGGCGAAGGCGGCCCGGTTGCAGCAGGAGGGCGGCGCGATCACCCGGATTACGGCGACGGGGACGTTGCACGCGGATGTGGTGAACGCGTCGTTGAAGCTCGGTGGCGGGTGGGGCCAGTCCGCGAGGAGCTATGACGCGGACGCGACGTTGACGTTGACGTGCCTGCCGGATTTCTACGGCAACGAGATCACGTTGGATGACATCACGGAGACGACGAACCCTGAGCTCATCAGCACGTTGAAGCTCAGTGGGTCGAACGCGACGATCAAGGGCGACTATCCGGGGCGGGTTCGGATCGTTGTCGACGAGGACGACAACGACAACCAGTACGGGATGTTCTGGGGCATCCGCTCCAGGAACTACAGCAGCGCGACCACGGCAGCCCTCGCCTACCAGGCGGAAGCGCTGACGCCGCTGGACGCCGCGGCGACGACCGCGATCGCGGGGGCCAGCGGCGGCACGGTCGTCCGGCACAACTCGCTCGCGACGGCGTGGACGCCGGTGCTGTCGACGCAGATCCTGAGCGGCGGCGCCCAGATGACGCACCAGGGGTCCTACCGGGTATGGGCGCGCGTCTACAGCACTTCCGCGACACCGCCGGACGTCCGGCTGGTATGGGATGTCGGCGACCTCACGAACGTGACCGAGAACAATGCGTGGACCGTGCCGGCCGCGTCCCAGTTTTTCATCGGCGACCTTGGGGTCGTGCGGCTCGCTCCCGCCCCGGTCGGCACGCACCGCTGGCAGGGCATCATTCAGGCGCTCGGCGCGGCCGGGGGAGAGAACCTGTCAGTCGACCGGATCTGGTTTCAGCCGCTCGACGAATACGCGGGTGTCCTGACCGCACCGTTCTCAAGCGCGCCAGGCTTGGTGTCGTTCTCCGCGAGGGACGAATTCACCGGCATGTCCGTGGGGGGCACGCTGAACGGACGGGTCGCACCGACTGGCGGCACATGGTCTACGACGGGGTCCGCCGGTGACTTCCTCGGGAACGCCGGTTTCACGGGGGACGGGGTGACCGACATGGTCGCGAGGACCGCGACCGGCACCAGGTTCGCGTTGGCTGGCACAGCCACATACTCGTCCGTCGCGGTCTCGGTCGGCAAGGCGTTCACCGGGTTCGCGAGCACGAACGCGTTCCTCGGCGCCCTCGCAAGATACGTCGACTCCAGCAACTACCTGGCTTTGAAGTGGAGCGCGAACACGGTCCGTATCGACGCCGTGGTATCCGGTGGCACGACCACACTTGACTCGGTAGCGTGGCCCACAGCGTTCCCGCCGTTTGTGTATCTGCGCATGGATCTCGTTGCCTCGACGCGAGGGGAAGCCAAGGCGTACCTCTACGACGGGCAAACCGGCGCGACCCTCGGGTCACTGAGCGGCTGGCATTCCGCGCTGGCTAGCGGTGGCGCGATCGCCACCGGACGGGTCGGGCTCGTCGACATGGGTTCAAGCACTGGCGGCGGACCGTTCGCCCAGTATTACGACGAGTTCCTTGTGTGGCGTCCGGACCTCGATGCCGTCGCCTACGCTGGCCAGAGCCTCGAATTGCGGACCGACGGGATGCACCGGGAGGACAGCACCGGGACCGCATACGGCCCGGTAGCCCGTGTCACCGGGGACATGCCGCGCCTGCCTGTCGCAGGTATCGAGAACCGCCCAGTCGAACTGCTGATCAAATCGACCCGCGGCGACCTCGACCAGATCCCGGACTCCGGGATCGACGACATCAGTGCACGGGCGACGTACCGGCCGTGCTACCTCTTCCTCCCGGATAGCTGACCGGTGCGCCTTGTTGAACGGCCGCCGCTGCGGCTGCAGGCAATGGTCATCCCGCCTGTGGGACAGGCGTACCGGTGGGGAGACGACGCGCCCGAGGCGGGCGACGTGCTGGCCGACCTGCGGTTCAGCGACACCATGCCGGGGGGGTTCGAGTCGCTTGAAGGAACGCTCGCACGGGACCCGACCGCGGAGTTCCGTGACCTGGAGCGTTTGTCCACGATTCAGTTGCTTGACGCGGGCGGGTCTTCGGTCGTGTGGGAGGGGCGACTTGAGCGCATCCCGCGCGTTTCGGGGGACCGGATGTCCGTCGCTCCCAGCGCGGTGGGCTGGCAGTCAGCGCTCGAGGACAACAAGTCAGCGGTGCTCGTCGTCATCGACCGCACACTCGGCGCGTGGCGCGGTCCCGGCGCCGCCCGGCAACTCGCGCTCGCCGTTGCGGACAACTCGCAGGGAGAGTTCAGTGTTGCGTCCGAGGGGGCGCTGGCGTTCACGCTCCGCGGACCGTGGGGAGGGTCAACCGCCGGGATCACCGCCGAGGCGTACTATGAGGCGCCTGCAGGCGAGACTGTGGCGGAGGTCGCGTTCGCGTGGGCGACGAACGACAACGTCGGAACCGACGCTTCTTTCCTTCTCAGGGCTTTGAGCACAGACGACGAAGCATCGTTCCCTGAGAACTCGGCGGACGTGCTGACCGGTTCCACCTCCGGCACGTTGACCTTCAACCCGACCACCCCGCTGCGGATGGGCGTAGTCCAGTTCCGGTACCCGACCGCCGCCGGCGGGGACGGACTGGATTACGGCGTCAGCCTGACCAATGTCCGCGTCCAGGGCTCCCACGGACTGACCGAGCACGGCACGACCGCCGGCGAAGAAGGGTTTCTAGCGTCAGACATCGTCGCCTACGCCGTGCAGCGATGGGCGCCGATCCTGAACATCTCCTCCGACTCGATCACCCCATCGGCGTTCGTGATACCGCAACTCACGTTCCTTGAGCCGACCACGGCAGCGGAGATCATCAAAGGCGCTACCCGGTTCAACCTTGAGGACTGGGCCGTCTGGGACAACAAGACGTTCTACTGGCACCCGCGCGGAACCCGCGGCCGGAACTGGCGGGCAATGGTCGGACCGAGCGACCTACAGGAGACCGGCCCGCAAATCGACCGGCTTTGGGAGAGCATCGTCGTCCAGTACCAAGACGTTGACGGCTCAACGAAGACGGCAGGGCCGCCAGGGTCAGGCGCCGACACGGAGGACGCGGCCCTCAAGGACACCGACCGCGACAACCCGGCCAACAAGCTCGGGATCGTGCGCCGCGACCTGCTCGTCATGGGAACCAGCACCCCAGCCGGCGCGATCGAAGTCGGCCGGCGGTTTCTGGAGGAAACGAAGGCGCTTGACAGCAGCGGACAAGCGAAGATCAGCGGGTACGTCACCGATGACCGCGGCGTCATCCACCCGTACTTCGCGATCCGGTCCGGGGACACGATCAGCTTCATCGACGCTGCCGACCCGAGTCCCCGAAGGATCGTCCGGGCCGACAAATCAACCAGCGACCGGAGTTGCACCCTCGACCTCGACGCACCGCCGGAAGGTCTGCAAGCGCTATTGGAGCGGCTCGGGGTCGTGCTCGTTCCGCTCGGGCTCTAAGCCGCGCGGATCACGGCGCAGACGCGGGCGTGACGGCGAGCCGTCGGGAAATACCCGTACGCCGTCTGCCAGTCCAGGATCAGCGCGCGCCCCCGGCGGTACCCGCGAGGGGAGAGCCGCAGCGCGCACGCCGCATACGCGTCCGCGAAGAACTCGCCGGGCTGATCGTCCTCTTCGGTTGACCACCACGGCGCTCCGGGCCGGAACCCCAGCAGTGGCGTGAGCCGGCCCCGGTCCGTGTCCGTGAGACGCTGATAGTCGAAGAGATGCCCGAGTTCATGCCAGCGCTCGAACGCGTCCGCACCGGCGACGAACACTTCGGCTGAGTCGACGTTCGCGCAGGCGACGACGTCGTCGCGGCCAGGGCACCCAGCCTCTCGAACCGTCCAATGGTCCGGCAGCGGCACCCCGGGCCCGACCGGCAAGCTCGCCGCTGTGTCGGTGACGCGCCCGATCTTCGCCGCGTGTACCGGGGCAGCGAGCAACAAGGTGAGAAGAATCCCGGCCACCGCGGAGCTCACGACTTGCATCTTGAGCACCGTACACCGGTAGCCGCCGGACCGTCTACCACCCTTAGGGGTGGACATGCAGCAGGAGACCGCACCCCTCGCCCACGGTTGGAGGCCCGGACGAGGGGCACGGCATCGTGACCCTATTAGTTCCCCGAACGTCACGCCCTCACCCATAGGTGTGACCTGTCCCTGCCTCCAGCCGCAAGCCGCACCCCCCAGATGGAGGCACGATGCCGATACCCGAGGAACACAACGTGCCCGACCGCCGCGCACAGCCTCCAGTGGACCTGAACGTGATCGCCTACCAAGTAGGAGCCCTCCAGACAGCGCTCGACAAAGGTCTCAGCGCCCTCGAACGGGTACTGGAGAAAGGCTTGGACGCTGTCGCGACCCGCCTGGACAAGATCGAAGAACGCCAAGCGAGCACCGAGCTCAAGCTCGAAAGGCAAGACGCCCGCCTGCAAGCGCTCGAGGAATACAAGACCGAGCTTGAGAAACGGGATGCTGCTGCCGCCGCCGCGGCCGCATCCGACCTCAAGGCGGCCACAACGGAGTCCCAGCACATGAAGACGCTGCGGATGCTCGGAGGGTTCTTGGTCGGCGCTGCCGTTGTCGGCGGATTGATTCTCGCGATCCTGGCCGGGTGACCTGAACCCTTGTCGACACTTCAAGCCTTGGCGCTTCTGCGCCTCGTGATTGTTGTCGTGCCCCTGTACTTCGTGGTGCGTAGCCGCTACTGGATTCTCGCCGCGGTACTGGTAATCGCCGCTTTGGTGCAACTGCTCGCCGCGTTGAACGTGGCCCGTGAGGCGACCGGCGCGATCGCGGTGATCGTGTACGGCCTGTTGGCCGCGCACGCGATGGACGTGTCCCGGCGCAAGCACCCTCGCGCCGCCCACCAAGACAAGTAGTCGAAAGGCCGCCCCTTGAGGAGGGGTCCATATGCAGAAGACCGTCGGCGTTTCGCCGAAGCTGATCGTCGCTGGCCTCGCCGCCGTCGCGACGTACCTCGTCACCCAGACCGTGCTCGAGCTCCCGCCGTGGGCGGTCCTGCTCTGCCAGGTCGTCGTCATCCTCGCCGGCGTGTACGCGGCCCCGCCCGGGCAGGTCCAGACCCTGGACCCGTCCGCAGAGACCCGGGACCTCCACGAGAACCCTGACCTCGGTGTGTGATGGCCAAAGCGATCAAGGCCCTCGCCGGCAACAACGGCGGCCGGGTCTTCGACTACCGCGGCACCGGAGCGATCACCGCGAACGGTGGCCGCATCCCGCTACTCGCGATGGTCGAGCACATCCCGGTCGTGCCGAACAAGCCCGGCACGGAGGACTTCGACACGCTCGCCCGTGTGATCCGCGCGCAGGGTCTGGGGTTGCAGGCGGCGACGGACCGTGAGGGCAACGTCGCCCTTTTCACGAACCTGAACCGCATGTGCTTCCAGGCCCGCGGCCTGAACGCCGCGTCGTGTGGCGTCGAGCACATGCACATGACGACCGGGGAGGCGTGGACCCGTGAGCAGTTCAACGCGTCCGCGTGGCTGTGGCATTACGCCAAGGTCGTCTACGGCCTCAAGAAGCGCCGCGGCCGGCTCGCCCCGGCCGGGCCGGGGCTCGCCCGGGTCGTCAGGACGGGGCACGTCACGCATCAGGAGGTGTCGACGGCGGCCCGGTTCAACGACCGGTCCGATCCGGGGCCGGGCTACGACTTCGAGTATGTCCAGCACGCCGCGAACTACTTCGGGAGGCGCCGTACGTTCAAGGGCGCCTGAAGCTGTCCGCCCCTTGAGGCACAATCGAATGACCGTCCTGAACGCCTCGTCGGCCTTGCCCGGCGGGGCGTTCCGCCGTTTAAGGGCCAAACAACGGTTGGGAACCCTTGTCCTGTCACGGCCCGTACTCGTACATCCGTCGAGGTCCGATCCCGTACCAAGTTGGCTCGGTCGCATTCTCCCTGCTCCTTGCGGTCAAAGCACAAATTCGTCCAAGAATCACCGTCCGGATCGTGACGGTTGCGACAACCCGCGCCGAGGGTCTAGCTTTCACATCTCGTTTCGGCTGATGGGCGGGGGACCGCTAAGGGGAAGGGTCGGCCCGCCAGCCGGAGGCATGGAATCCCCCCGACGCTGGAGCCGCCATATGCACGCAATGCCGATGATTCAGCTCCCCCAAAACGAAGCGTGCGCCCGGGGGTGTGAGATCGTGGCGGCATCGGCGCAGGCCGTGGGGGAGGCGACGCCTGGACCGGACGCGGACTTGTTCTTGGAGCTCGCCGATGGTCTCAGGCGGCAGGCCGCCACTCTGCGGGGAGGGCGTCCAGGAGACTCCCGGTGCTCTTCCGCGCGTCTTCGTCTGGTGCGGGGATGAGCGCGAGCGCGGCGAGGATCATGTCGAGTTTTCGTTCGATCGCGTCTAGCTGAGATCGGCTCTCGTCCGGGGCCATAACCCCGGCTAGATCTGGGGTCTTGGTCTTGTCCGGCTCAGACATCATGAAGTAGCTCACCGGAACGCCGAGAACGCCGGCGAGCGACTCGAGGGCGTCATCGCGCGGCCGGTTCTTACCGCGCTCCCATAGAGAGATCCGGTTGTGCGTGATCTTGCCCGGCATGCGACGGGCGACGTCGTCCTGCGTGAGGCCAAGTTCCTCGCGGCGGTCGCGGATGCGCGCGCCCATTCGCTCTAGGTACTCGGCGGCCATGAGTTCGAACCTACGGGCGGCCAGGCTCTTTGTCTTTGTCATTTCGCTATCTCTCGCTTGACTAGCTACGAAAGAATGAGTATGCTCACTTCGAAATGGCTAGTCAACCCTCTCGTCAAATCAAGACCATCGTCGCCGCGAACGTGCAGGCCGCGCGGCTCTCGCAGGGCCTGACGCAGAGCCAGCTCGCAGCGCAGATCGGCGTCGAGAGCATGGCTGTCAGCCGTTGGGAGCGCGGGCAGGTTCGCCCGTCTGACTCGAACCTTCAGGCGCTCGCGTCCGTGTTGGGCCACGACCCGTCGTGGTTCTTCGTCGACCGCAACAAGAAGGCAGCCGCATGACCCACGCTGAGGTCGTCAACGCGCTCCGCAACGACGTCGAGACGCACTGCGACGTCTACACCAACTCACGCCGGGGGCACCAGGCGCACGGACAGCAGCAATCACATGGCGTGAGCGAGGCTCGCCTCGCTGCTGCTGGTGGGCACCCGAGTCACGCGACGCGCCCCGAGGAGGCCTACCGTGACGGGCGGGGCGCGTCGCCCACTCCTGACAACGAGTGCGGCTGCGGTCACCGCTCCGGTGACCACCAGCGCATCCGCGGCGCCGGCATGTTCGCCCGGCAGTCCGGCCGGTGCCTGTACTGCGAGTGCTCTGGCTTCACCGAGCCGACGTTGCGGACGGTCCCTGGGACGAACGGCAGGCGCCATGTCTGAACTCTCCGACGCGATGGTCACCGTCGTCCTGTTCTGGGCGTACGCGTGCGGCGTCACCCTCATCGTGCTCGGCGTGGTGTGCGCGTACTACTGGCTCGAGGAGCACTCCAACCCGGTCACGGACTGGTGGGTTGGCCGGCATCGCAAGCGCGCGCTGGCGGAGATCGATGCGCTGTACGGCATCCCGGTGATGGACGGGAGCGAGTGGCCCTCGTGGCCGTCGTCGCGTGAGGGGGCGATCTAGGTGCCTGGACAGACAAGCACGCGAGAATGGCTGGCCGAGGCGCTGATCGTCGGCACGTTCAGCAGCAGGTGCGGCGCGTGCGGGCGCGGAGCGTTCCCGAGCGACGAGACGCACGACCGCCTCGCCGGCTACGGCTGCGCTGGCGAAGCCACTGACTGTGGCGTCCGCTGGCGGTTCGTGACCACCGACTACGCCGGGCCGCACATGGAGGAGGCGACGCGCAACCTGCGTCCCGACCTCGAATGGCGGCCGCTGTTCCCTGACACGAGGGCCGCGTGATGCAGGAGCCTCGTCAGGAAAGCAGCGGAGAATTCGGGCGCTACCAGTGCCTGTGCGCTGAGGGGTTCCCGGAGGCTTGCCCGTGCCGCGAGGGTGAGGTTGAGGCCATGCGTCGCGTCCTCAGTTCTGCCGACGGCACCGTGGAGCCGTGGGCCGACCACCACTACAGGGCGGAGGCGTGCGCCGCCCTGCGTGTTCTGTTCGAGGAGGGCTACGTGCTCGTGGAGCGGCCCGATGCCTAGCGAGAGCCGCCAAGAAAGCACGCAGTTGCAGAAGGCTGCGCCGTGTGAGCACGCCTTCCAGCACCACCCGATGTCCGACGACTTCGGCGTCTGCTCCAAGTGCGGTGCCGAGGAGGACTTCGACGCGCCATCCACTGAGGGCGGCGCATCCCGCGACGAGCAGCCGACCGGCCGCGAGTGCCCGTACTGCGGGTGCCACTTCCGGCGCCTGTCCGACGAGCGCGGCCACAACTGCGCGGCCGGGCAGCGGATGCGGGACGCCGCCCTCACCGCCAGCGGGGGGGCCGTATCGGCTGGCGATCTCGACCGACTGCTTCGCGACGTGGACGCCTACTTCGCGGGCGCTCATGTCAACGCGGGCGTGGTGATCGGCCAGATCCGGTCGCGGATCAAGGGGTTGCCCGATGCCTGATTCCCGCGTGCTTCGGGACAAGACCTCCCTGTCGACGCGACAGCGTCAGGTGCTCACGTCGGTGTACCGCTGCGGTCCCTGCGCCAGCACCGAATACCACGTCTGGAAGCAGGGCCGGACGCTCGGGTTCTGGAGTGCGCTGGCGCTCTACGACCACCTCAAGAAGCTGACCGACCGTGGCTACCTGACCCGCTCCGGCGGGCGGGGTAGCTACCAGTACCGGCTCACAGAGAAGGGCGCGGACGCGATCAACGCGAGGTTCCTCACGAGTCCGTGGGAGGGCAGCGACTGATGTGGGACACCGACCGCATCCGCCGCGCCCAGCGCGTCGTCGTCGACCACGCCGAGTTCGAACGCAAGCGCCAGCAGCAGGCGCAGGAGCGCGAAAGCCATAACCGCCTGTACCGCCCGACGGGGAACGTCGTCCCGCTCGGCTCGCGTGCGCGCGTGTACGAGTGGCCGGAAGGAGACAACGTCGCATGAGTATCACCGCCCACTACAGCCATGCTCACGCAGGGTTCGCCGTTGCCGCTCGAATGTTCGATTGCACGCCCATGGTGGCGCGCGTCGCTCTAGCGATCCACGACCGCGGCGAATCAGCGACAACCCACGAGCTTGAGACCGACCTGTGCGTGCATGGCTCCGCGGTTCGCCGGGCGCTCCTGTGGATGTACGAGGCCGGCGTCGCGGTCGGTGAAGGCGACGACGGCAAGCGCCGGAGGCAGGGCGTCGTCACGCGTGTACGTCTGACGCCCGCTGGCCAAAACATGGTCTGGACCGTGCTGCGTGCCGCGCGTGCCGCGCGTGACGACCTGGAGCTGGCCGCATGAGGCCGTTCCGCAACCGGCACGAGTACGGCGAGACGTACGCGCAGTACGAGCAGCGCGCGCGTGACCGCGCCGACACCGTCCACACCGAGGACCTCCCCGGCGACCATGAGGCTGCGTACGCGCCGGTGCCGTGGTGGGCGATCGACCCGTCTTTCAAGCTTGCGCCTGTCCCGATGCCCTCTCACTTGCTCGGGTCGCGCAAGAACCCCGCCGCGCTCTCCTCAGGTCATGGAACCCCACGCGGCGGTGGGCAAGACGCGCGGCCGGCCGGCTTGGGGGGATCTCGCCGGCTGGCCGCGCACCCCTCCACCAAGGAGGCAGCGTGAAGCCCACTATGAACGGCACCGAACTGCTGCTCGCGCTCGGCGCCCAAGCCGAGAAGAGCGCGCGTGACGCGACGATGCGCGGGTTCCTTCTCGGCGCCT